AGAGGATCAAAAGAGCAGGCCCTCTTCTGTACTTTTCGACACAATGCGCGACAGTTGACGCCATAACGGGGCGGGGTGGGATCCCAACGTCTAGAATTTCGGTAATCGCCGCAAAACATGGCGTCGGAAAGACAACGCTCATGTTGCATCTCGCATCCATGGTTCAAAAGATGGGCGGGGTCGTGATTTACATCGATCGAGAGAAGAAGCTCGATGGGCAATGGGCGGCGACCATCGGTGTTGACATGAAGGACGCGAAGTTAGTCCCCTACCCCAGGAAAGATCCGGATAAGTGGCATCGTTGGGAGCGACCGTACATAGAAGGCATCCTGGAAGACACAATGCATGTCGTCAGGCAGGCAAAGGAAATCGCCCCAGAAGTGCCAATGCTCATCGTGTACGAGTCGATCAATACAATCCCGGGCAAGGAGGAGTGGCTAGCGGGGTACGAAGATCGCACCCTAGGCGTCAAGGCGCGGGTCTACAGCTCGCTTTTGGACGATGTGGTGGACGCGCTCGACGAGAGCCCGGTTGCGATGGTGGCCGTCTCTCAACATCGGAGTCGCATTCCGAGGGGCGTGTCCCGCGTCGAGACAGAAAAGATTTCAGGCGGGGCCGCGGTGAAGCACGCGTCGGTCTTGGTGCTTGACATGTGGAGGGCGGGGGTCGTTGAGGAGGTAGATCAACCTGTCGCCCAAGAGGTTGGGGTCTACGTCGAGAAAAATCAGATTGGGGTCCCGTTTCGCAAAAGCAAGTTTCGAATCAGGTTCAATTTGGGCATCGACTCTCTGCAGTCGATCCTCGACCGAGGGCTGGAACTCGGCGTGTGTCAAATTCCTGGCGCAAAGGCGATAAACTTAGAGCCAGAAAAAGACGAAGAGGATGTCATTGATGACGATGATGGACTTGACAACCACAAAAAAGCTGTTAAAAGGAAGGGTGCGGGTTGGATTGAATTTCACGATCGGCATGGCGTCATCCACAAATGCCAAGGGGTCTGGGGCCGAAGTGGACTCCTTGCTCTCGAGCAACGACAAAACGGAGTAGTGCAGTCCATCTGCGAACAATTGGCCGAGGCTCAAGGCTGGAGCGTCTACAACCCGATTTCAAAGGAGCTGGTCGTCCCATCGTCGAAAGACGCACGGAAAGAAGAAAGGAAGGAACAAAATGGCCAAACAGACAGAGACAGGGGCAAAGGCCGAGGCGGGAAGTCAGGGCGTACAGTCGAGCCCTGAGCCTCAGGCGAGACGTCGTGGTCGTCCTCCGGGGAGCAAAAACAAGCGCTCGCTGGCGAGCACCTCCAATGGCCACGGTCAGAGCCGCGGCCATACGGTGCTTCCCAAACCAGAAGAGCTGCCGGTGGCTTATCTGGTTTCGGTGCTCAAGTACGCAGAATCGATCGGATTTTCCGTCGTCTCCCAGGCGTAGGGGCGATGGATCTGTGGCCCCACCTTGGTCTACCCCTTCGACGTTGACTTGGCTGACCAAGGTGGGGCATCGAAATGGAAGAGGTGCTATCGAAATTGGTCGAGAAGGGGTTGAGTGAATTAGAAGAAACGCAAGATCCCATCGATCTCATCTTCCGACGCATTGCGAAAGAAACCGCATTACAAACAATCCAAGAACTACGTCGCGCGCTATCTACACTCAGATCTGTTGCGGTTTCAAATAGGGAAGCTTCTGCCCGCCGGAAGACTCTTTATCCAGGAATTGACTTTTGCGAAACGCATCGGTGGGATGGGCAGGTGACTGCATACGATCATATCGACTCCATCATGAACGGATGGATCGACGGCATCAAAATCAAATAGGTAGGGCTGCCACAAATGGCTTGCTTCCTCGCGGATGTCCACCTTTCGAATCGCCTTCCATACGCAAGACCGGCAACTAACCCTCGCCCCCTCTCTAAGGTCGCGCAGAGTTGGCAGTTGTGGAGGGGAGGGGGTGCAATTGTTACAGATCGCATCCTCGAGTTGCGAGACGAAGTCGTGCGGCTTTGTGTCGAGTCGAACCAAGAAGTCGTCGTGCTGCTGGGAGATTTCTTCGACAGGAAGACGGCGGATGGGGTCGAACTTGCAGTTGGGGTAGACCTTCTCTATTGCCTCGCCGAGAAGGGGATGCAAGTTCTCGTGGTCCCGGGAAACCATTGCGCGTTGCGCCAAGATGGCACGTTGTACTTGGTTGATGGTCTAGATGGCCTGAGCAACAAGGTGCGAGTCGTCCATGAAGGCGAAGTGTCGATAGATGGCAGGACATTCTTGTGCATGTCGTATCGATCAGACGACCTCGCGCGGACATTGCTTAAGCAGAAGGCTGGTGTCGGCACCAACCTGCTTATGCATCAAAGTGTCCGCGGGGCAAAGGTTGGTTCTTGGGCCTCTCCCGTTGGCCTTCAGGGTGAGGATCTTTCTCACCTCGGGATCGTGCTGTCCGGGCACTTCCACACCTCTCAGTGGTGGGCACGAGGGCAAGGGTATGTGGGGGCCCCCATTCAGCACTCGTTCGAGGATCACGGTGACGACAGAGGAGCCTGGTACGGAACTGGCTCCGGCTCGGACCTGGGCCTTACCTTCTTGCCATCCAAAGGACGAAGGTTTTGGGTGCAGAGAGTCGACAGCGAAGCGGAGGCGAGGGCGGCTGCGGGGGCCGTCCCCTCTCGCGATTTCATCAAATTGATCTTTCGTGGGACTCCTACCGAATTAGCCAGGACACTTCGCTGGAGACAAGAATGGGCGTCGGTCGAGGGGGAAGCGACGGGGAAGACGATCGTGTGGGACGAGGAAGTCATCGAAAGCGAGAGGGAGGCAGATAGCCTACTTCTTTCATCGCAAGAGAACAATCGCCACGAGACACAGCACCTAAGAGACGAAAATCTAGTGGCTTCTTACATCGCCTCCTGCGATGTGACTGGCGAGAACACATCACGCCTGAAGGCGGCAGGGTTGGAGGCGCTACAGAGCGCAGAAAGGAACTGACGATGGGACGAACCACAGCGCAGAAGATGATAGAACAGACGGCCTCCCGCGCAGAGGGGTTGTATTCGGTAGATCCCGAAAAACTTTACATCATTCGCGATCCTAAACATCCGCTTTACGACAAGCGAGAAAAGATTCCCGTCAGTGAAGGGCTTCGAGACCAGCTCATCGAGTCCGGCGTCCACGAGCCGATTCTCGTGGTTCTTCACTCCGAACTCCCAGATGAATATAAAGTCCATGGCCTTAAAGCCAAGGATCTGATCGTCGTTGACGGGATTCAGCGAGTGCAAAATCTCATCGAAGCGAACAAAATCCTGAAAGGTAAGCGACGGGCCTCACATAAAATTAAGTTCATTGTCAAGTCTTTCGATGACGTCAGGGGTTTATTCCTGACAAAAGTCGAGGCGAACTTCCATCAACAAGAAAGCCTCCTTGGGCGAGCGATCAAGGCGCGCGTTCTCATGGAGACCTTCAACTACACCCGAGAGCATGTTGCGAGGGCCTTTGGGCTCAAAGCGTCCTCAGCACCACAAGTCAGTGATTGGGTTGAGCTTGCAAAAGCGCACAAGGACATTCACAGAGCAGTCGAGCAAGGCCCCGAAAACGGTGGCATTTCGGCAACAGCAGCCATTCAACTCGCGAAGTTGCCCTTTAATGAGCAGACTACATATCTCGCCAAACTTCTGGGTTCTGATAAGAAACCGACGGCCAAGAGGGCGAAGGCCATAAAGGAAGCGGGCAAGAAGGGCCTCAAAAAGGGGGGAGAAACGACGACTATCGTTTCTGTGGGCAAGCGCCTCCAACGCAAGATTTTCAAAGAGTGGGGAGACAAACAGGCGCATTGCGAGCTGGACGATTACAATCAAGGATTTATCGATGCCATCGGCGTCCTCTTGGGCGATCTCGCGCTGGAGGACGTGAGGGACTCTTTGTCGAGAGACATCTACAGAGCCTTCGAAAGTGGCACCTTGCATGAGGTGGCAAGCGAAGCAGGACAAGAAGCGTCCCATGCCTAAGGAGGAGGGACAAGTCCCTTGCTGAAATTACGTAACATGCAAGCAACGAACTTCGCTCAGTTTGTTGATACCGGCGAAGTCTCGTTGCTCGACCGGGGCTTGCTTTGTGTCCATGGCATCAATGAGGATGCCGCCTGCGCATCAAGCAACGGGGCTGGCAAGTCTAACTTCCTCAATATTCCCACATGGGTATTATTCGGTACAACTTCAGACGAGACGGGAAGCGACGAGATCCTCCGGCACGAAGCGCCTCGAGTGCATGGGCGCGTGAGTATTCTGGACACGATTGCCAACGAGGAATGGGAAGTCTCGCGAATGTACGAGACGAAGGGGGGTCGTGGTACAACTGGCCTTGACGTCTATCGTGGTGGGAAAAAGATAAACTACGGGGTCGAGGACGGACAAGTTCTCTTGCGAGAACTGCTAGGAAGAGACCTTCACGGTTACTGCAATACTGTTCTGTATGGATCGTCAGCAAAGGAGTCATTCTCAAGCCTGCGCGCAAAGAACGCAGATCGACAACTCCTACTCCGACGGCTTCATCGCCTCGAACGTTTCGACAGGGCCAAGGCGTTTGCTGCAGAGAAAAAGAGGAGCGTCGAGCGCGCTTTTGATGCTCTCCTCGTTCGGCTTCAAGTTACCAATGCGCAACTTGCAGAGGTGCCCTCCTTAGACGCCATGGAGACTCGACGGGCCTCTCTTTTGGCCTCAATGAATGAAATCGCAGGGGCCTCCGAAGAGGCAGAGGAACTGCATAAGGTTATTCGGTCGTACGAAGATATTGTGGCTACCGCAGAAAGGATCCAGACCGAGCTTCTGCCAGAGATCCGTAGTCGTCTCGCGGCCACCCGAAAGGACCTCTCCTTGGCAGAGATGGAGGCCGCCAACGTCCGACTGGCCCTCGAAGAGAAATTTGCAGAGCTGAGTCGCTTCGAGAAAGATGGCGCCTGTCCGACGTGTGGAACGGCAACTACCGCGAGAACGGTCATGGCTCATCTCGCCGCCCTACGAGCGAAGGCGGGGGCGCTCGAAGCCGGGCTCCCGGATCTCATGGCCTCTATAGAGACTCTTGTGAAGCAGCGACAGGACCTCCTGGCCAAAGAGACAGAGGCCACGAAGCGGATCGAGCCCCTTTCGTCCTGGCGCAAGAAACTTCGGGAGGCCAAAGACGCCATGGACAAGGTAGTCTCGAAGGAGGCGAGACTTGCAGCCTTACAGATGCAACTCGAGGACGTAGAAAGACAACTTGCAGAGGCACAAAAGCGAAAGTCCGATCTCCATACGGCCAAATTAGAGGCCGAACGTCTCATGTCCGAGACGATGGCCGAACTCGAAACCTGGAAGTTCTGGGTGGAGGGATTCGGAAACACTGGCATACCAATAGCTCTCGTTAGAGAGTTCCTGCCACTCCTTACCATTAGGACAAACCACTTTCTGTCCATTCTCTCGGATGGATACCTTCGTGTCGAATTTCGTTCGCAGCGGGAGCTGAAACGGAAGGTTGTTTCCGGAGACAAGGCGCTAGTCGATGAGATCTCTGTCCGTAAATTCGTTGGAGGGAAACGGGCCACCTTCTCCAAAGCTCAATCCAAAATGCTGGATATCTCCACCAACCTCTCTTTTCTGGACATGACCTCTATTGGTGGTGGCGTACCAATCGACTTCGTTGCCATCGATGAAATGTTGGATGGGGTCGATGATGTGGGCAAAACTAGAATGGCATCTCTACTTAGAGATCTTCGAGGTCGAAGGGGGACGGTCCTCGCCGTCTCTCACGATTCTGGAATTCAAGAGGTGTTCGATGGACAGATCGACATCGTTCTGAAGGGCGGCGTGGCCACGGTTCACGATCGGGGGGTGTGATGAGCCTCATCGTCGGTTTCGATCCAGGCCTTGCCAGCTTCGGTATGTGCATTGCGGAGCTAGACGAAAACGGTGCGCACAGGGGCGCAAGGCCAGACGATGCCCTCCGCATCATTCGGCTCTCTCTTTTCGAATCAAAGCCAACAGACAAAAAACTGAAGCTCCTGGCTTCCTCAGACTGGGCCAGACGGGGCCAAGAGCTCTCCAGATTCATCCAGAGAGAGATCGACGGGGGCACCGTCGGGATTGTAGTCACCGAGAGTCTTTCTCCTGTTCGTAATGCCGTCTCGAGCATGCTAATGGGGATTTCGTTTGGTGTCATTCTGGATTTTGTGGCCCATCTAGACTGCACCTTTACTTGCGCAACACCACAGGCTATAAAGAAGGCAACTGGCGGGAAGATCTCTGCATCAAAGACGGAGATCGAGGACGGTGTCCGTAGGTTCCTGCCTAGCCAGGCAGCCAAGCTCGACTCTTTAGTCTGCCAAATTCCTGAGGGGGAAAAGAGAGGACATCCTTTCGACGCTCTGGCTGCTATACTAACTTGCTGGGATGACGAGATTTTCAAATCCTGGAGAGCCACGAGAAGGCAAAAAAATGAAAAATGACGGAACAGAGATCGTGTCCTACGAGGAGAAGGTCAGATGGGTACGGAAGGCACTCGACCACATTTGCGTCTCTGCGGTCGGCGACACAGCAGTACACACAAGGCTCCTCCCTAGGTCAGAACCAACGAGACTCGAATTCGAGGTAGTTGTACCAGACGACAAAGTCGGCCGGATCCTTGGCCGCGGCGGAAAGCGAATTGGGCAGATCCATGAAATGATCCACAACCTACTGTCCGCAAACTTTGGGGACCGAATCAGGCTAAAGATCACCGTCTTGAAGGCCAGTGAGAAAGAACGAGCCGAGTCATTACAACAAGACGCATGAACGAGCCGCTCAAAGTCCTCCGTGACGCCTGGGCGAATTGCCAACGCTGCGCTCTACATGAACGCAGGACCTCAGTTGTCTTTGGCGCAGGCCCGTCCCCGGCGGACGTCCTTCTCATCGGGGAAGCTCCTGGCAGGGAGGAGGACGAGACAGGACAACCTTTCGTCGGAAGGGCCGGGCGCTTGCTGCGGGCCCAACTAGAGCGAGCTGGGCTCTCCATCGACCGCTGCTACTTCGCCAACCTTCTTTGCTGTCGCCCTCCAAGCAACCGAGTGCCAATGCCCCCAGAGGTTGAAAGCTGCCGCCCCCATCTCGACGGGATCATCCGTTTCGTTCAACCGAAGGTCGTCGTCACGCTGGGGACTTCTGCCACCGTTGTCATGTGGGGGACCTCGGACGGGATCACCCAAATGAGAGGCCGGCCCGGACACATCGAATGGACCTGGAGGGGACAGATCCACAAGACACCAGCCATCGCGACTTTCCACCCATCCTTCCTTGCACGGGAAAACAAGCCAGAGCATTATGATCTGTTCCTAAGGGACATCGCATCTGTAGTAGAATTGATCTCCGAGAAAGAAGGGACGAACCCATGAATGACATCGAAGCATTGAATGTAGTCCGAGAGCCGAATCCAAATCTGAGTGAGCCCTTGTGGCACACCGATCTCTCGCCCCTGATTGGCCAGACGGTCAAAATCACAATGGTCGGGGGGCATGAGGTCGAGGGGGTCGTGACCGAAATCAACGAAAAGCTCTTCCCGATAGAGATCGGGAAGGGCAAATTGGCCCTCCGGTGGCCATACTCTATCGTGCTTGATGGGGACAGGTATATGTATTACGCCTTCAACACGCTCGAGAAGATCTCTGTCGTCAAGAGGGTTGCGTGATGTATCTCATGTTGACAAGCCCCCGAATGAGGGGCGAGCAAGTTCATTTCGTCCAGCAGGTTCTTTCGGACCTGCGCCTGTACGAAGGCGAGATCGACGGGATCTTCGGTCACAAGACGTACGACGCTGTGCTTGCATTCCAAGACGCCAATGGCCTTGAGGCCGATGGGATCGTTGGCCCCAAGACGATGGCATCCTTGCACGTCATGCACGAAACTCTCCACCCCAGCAACGCGACGGTCCCGGATGACGATCTGGATCTCGGCGACGCCATTGCCCTCGTCGCTCAGGGAGAGGTGGGCACGAAAGAAACCCCTGTCGGCTCAAACATCCAAAAATATGGGGCTTGGTTTGGATGGAACGGAGTTGCTTGGTGCAGCATCTTTGTTTCTTGGGTGGTCCACCGGGCCAGCAAGGGGACTCGCTGGCTGTGCGATTGGCTTTCGCCTTCTGAGTTCAAGGCCCACACCGTCCGTAGTGTCTTCAAGGGCAAGGGAGGAGCCTCCGTCCCATCAGTCATGCGTGCCTGTGCAGCGGCGGGCGTGATCTTCTATGCCAAGGATTGTTTGGCGGATCTCAATCTCGGCCCCAAGCCCGGGGACCTTGTCTTCTTCGAGCTTGACAAAGATCCAGACCCAGATCACATAGCGCTCGTCACAGATCTCTCCGTCAAAACGGACGGGAGCGTCATCGTGACGACAGTTGAGGGCAATGCCCCTCATAGCGTCGAGAGACGGACCTACCGCCTAGGAGACAAACGCCTCTTGGCCTTCGGACGTCCTGCCGCCACCATCTCGTTTAAGGGTTAGGCAGATGACAAAAATCTTCTTGGCGGTTTACGCTACTTCCCTTGGGCGCCCCGAGCTCCCACGCCTCATCCGTGGTTTGCAAACTTACGTCCAGGACAGGATGTCGTCTGACACCGCCGACGAGGGCCCAATATCAACCGCCACTGCCATCGTGAGGGCGATCACGACCCCACAGCAAAGCCCCTTCGTCATCTCGGTGGACGAGGTCGGATACAAAAAGTTGCTTACCGAGTACCCAAGGTTAGAGACCGTCCTCTTTGCCGGCACAAAAGAGGAGGCGATGAAAATCGCGGAGGAGGCTTGGCAAGCAGCTTCTGAGGTGCAGAAGAAAGTGGAGTCAGGACGACAAGAGCAAATCAAGCAAGTTCTGACCCCATTCAATCTGACCATAGAAGATCTGTCGGTCATCCTTCGGGGGCTTTCGAACGAGTCAGGTCGACTCGCGAGTATGGTCGTCGAGTCGAGCGTGAATGAAGGCGTGGCGACTCGATTGTTAGAAGAACACGACGAAGTCGTCGCGCTTCATGTTAGATTGCTGCAACAGCTCAAGGGGGCAAAAGATGGCTGAGCCTAAGGTCAAGCCCCATAACTGTCGAAACAAGGAGCGAATCATGAGGTTGTTTGGTCTAGTCATGGTCATCTTCTCTCTTGCGGTCCTTCCCGCAGGATGTGTGAGGTCCGCTTGTTCCGGAGCTTGCAAGATCGCTTGCGGGTTCATCCCAACTGCATCGCCTGACGCTGGGGCTGTCGGCGGGGCAATGAGCCTGGGTAGGTCTGTCTGCGAGGCCATCTGTGACAGCGACATCGTGAAGAATCAATGCAACGCATGGGTCTCAGGGAAGATCGATTCCCTTGGGATCCTCAGTTGGATCGAGCGGAACGTTGCCGGTCACCTAAGCGGAGGGGTGAAGCGAGCCAAGGCCAACTTCCCCACCAGGCAATGACCCCTGCGCTCTACGGCTGGCGGCGTGGTCGCCCTGACCCCAGGGATAGAAGTTTTGCTCCTCCAAAAAACTGGGTCGCCAGGACGCCACCGGCTCACTCCAACCGAAAGATTTGCTCCCCGGTTGAAAACCAGGGGGGCATCGGAAGTTGCGTAGCCAACGCGGCAGTGGGGGCTCTCGAGTCTCTCCTCCTGAAGGAGAGACTCGAGAAGGGGGCGGCCAAGTTTGTGGATCTGTCTAGGCTCTTCGTCTATTACTATGCCCGAAAGATTGGTGGCTATCCCGTCTCAGAAGACTCTGGCTCTCAAATCCGAGATGCCTTCAAGGCTCTTGCAAAGTACGGAACGTGTGCGGAGGAGGACTGGCCGTACATCGAGCACCTCTTCGATGATGAGCCGGGCACCAAGGCCAAGGCCCTGGCAAAGCGACGCAAGATTCTTGCGTACTACAGGCTAGACGCGAATGGGCCCCCGTCGGCAGCTGCCATCGAGGGGTGCGTCGTGAAGGGGTATAACGTCGAGTTTGGGTTCAGCGTCCCGGACGACTTTGTTGAAGCAGTTGGCAAAAAGGGCATCATGCGGATGCCTACGCAGTCAACTCGCTATGATGGAGGGCACGCAGTCCTCATCGTCGGTTACGATCGGAGCAAAAGGCTCTTTGAGGTTCGAAACTCCTGGGGCGGGGACTGGGGAGACAACGGGTACTTCTGGGCTCCTTACGAGTTCGTGCTGTCTGGAAAATGGAGCGACGATTTTTGGTTCTGCTCCAGACAGATGCTGGGATAGTTGCCACTAGGCCCCACCGTCGTCCCACGGACCTTCTTCGCCCAAGAGGCACACCACCCCAAGGAGGACAACGGCAACCCCCAAAGAGCCCGCCCACGAGGGGGCCAGCCCGGCCACGGCCCCCGCGAGGCCCATCACCCCCGCCCCCATCGTGACGTAGGTGAGAATCCTCCCCAATCGCCTCATCTACACCCTGGGCTCCCGAGGGGCCGCAAGGCCCAAGGCCCTAGCGACTGCTCCGGGGATCAAATTCGGTAGACTCCTGACGGCAGCCTTCAGCCCCTCCCAAAGCCCACGAGACATCAGCCCGGCAGAGACCCCATACAACCCAGCGCGAAACATGCCCCGCTCGGGCGTCCCCCACAAGACGACCCCGGCGACACTTGCCGCCACAAGCGGTGCCAGCCGAAGAAAGATCTTGACAGCCGAGTGCTCTCGAATTCGAGAGGGTAGGGCTCGGCGCAATCCAAAGAAGACGCCAAAGATCGTGGCGCCCAGCAAGGCCCATTCGTACTCGAGTTTGAACTCCATTCAAGATCCTCCGTTTCTACTCTCGATCTTGCCACACTTCGAAGAAGTCAACGAACGCACTCTTCCCCACAGACGTTACCACTTCTTTCGTGCGTATCCCCAGCTTCAGCTCTCCGGTGGGGATATTTGCCGTCACCTCAGCGCCCCCCGTTGATCCAGATGAAGTCGCGCCATTCAGGAATGCCTTCACCGAGTTCGTGCCCTCCACGACAAGCTCGAAAGTCATGTTCGAGCCAGGATACGGTGCCCCGCCGCTAGCAGACCCGGCAATGCCAGTAGAGTCTGTGGTCTCGCCGCTCGAATCATTACACACCAAGTACCAGTTTAGACTCACGGCCGGGTCCAGGCGAAGATAGATGCCATCTTCTCCCATATTCTCTGACCCGTCGTCCGCAAATAACCCAACCTCTACGATCGTGTTTTCAATCGTAATCGAGTCTCCGCTGACGCGCGCGCGGACGATCGGCCTGAGCGAAGCCACGAACGTCAGATGATTTAGATGAAGCTCGACCGCGTCGTTGGTGCCACCGTCGGTCGCGATGCGAACCCACCCCCCTCTTTGCTTGCCAGTAACGGCAGATCGCTCCACCGTGCCGCCTGTCCCTGAGATGTCCTTGAACTTCCAAGCTCCGTTGGTTGTGTCTAGAACGCTCGTGATGAACTCCTCGCGGAAGTAAGTCGCATTGCACGCCATCCCACCCTTATGATTCATCCATCCCTGGGGGGTCCCGCTTGCATTGGGGAGATTCAGATAGCGGCTTACGCCTTGGCTCAGCGTATTCAGGGACTCCAAATTGTGAGCAATGGCTCCGTCAATGTTGTTGGCAACACGAGACAACGCACGGAATCCGTCGGCGTTTCCGTATGGTCGGAACAGGGTCGCCCAAAGATTCGTGGGGGCCTTGACGTCTGTTTGGGCAAATGTCGCATTTGAGGACTTGTCCAGCGTAAGCATATTCGCCCAAGAGCCCTCTGCAAAACCATCTGCGCCGCCGTTTTCGTACTCTACGGCAAATGAGACTTCTCCTGTCGCATCGATTGTCAGGCGCAATCTTGCCGAGGCATTCCCGTTAACATCCTTGTCCCAAGTTGTGCCGTTGTATTTAGCGTTGACCGTGAACGTAAGACCCTTATACGTTCCGACCTTCTTCATGTATGCGCGAATGGCGCCATTTCCTTCAGTGTCATTCCCCCACTGACCAATGAGGTTGAAGTCCGCTCCAGCATCACCTACGTGAAAGACTGGGTGGTTCTCGACCAGTCCTGGGATGGCATTCTTGAGGGCCTGCACCTGCCAGTACGTTCCACTTCCGATCCTCAGATTGAAAGACGCCTCCCAAGTGAAATTGTCGGCAGTGACCGTTTTTGACACCAAGTAGAAGTCGCGATCGCTGATAGACAACCCCATTGCCGGGTCGCCAGCATTGTCTGGGTCCCATGCGAGGGCTGCTTGGTCCCAAATTGCGTTCACGGTAATGAACAGATCGGCGCCATCGTAAAGGTAAAATCGAACCTTCTGTGACGACCCACCTACGCTGTGCTCGCCAAGTAAGTGATAATCATCTGTACCGGATGAGAAATATTTGTCGGCTCCGTTTTCTATGAAAGCTCGGCGAATCACTCCCGCCGCATCCTTGATGCTCACTTGTCTCTCATTGGAGTCAGAGGCATCGGCCGTCACCTCGACCTTCGTGTCTCCATGAGAGTCTTTGCGAAGAACGCTAGCAAAGTCTGACAGGGAGAACTGGATGAGATTCTGGCCATCCACGAAGGTGGCGGGATTGATGGGGGAGCCCGACCCAGCTCCTGTGATGCTCCCGATGTAGTAAACGCCTCCACGAATTGTGGTGATGTTCGTTGGTTCTGGTTCCATCACCACAGGGCGATCGAGCGTCGCGTCGGTATTGCTGAGAACCCGGACGACGGTTCTGACCTTGCCGTAAATCGAAATCCTATCTCCTGCCCTGAGCTCCGTAAGCAGAGCTCCTCCGGCGGCATTCAAATTGTCGTTGTTGGTTCCGGTGATTGTGATCGTGCCCGTCAGGTTAATGCGACGACTTGTGGACAGATTTCGATCTCTGGTGACGGTAATTCCCTCAATCAAAACGAAGTAATCGGTGGTCACTGCGGATGGCGAGGCTTGCCCAAAGGCTTTGGCCGCCGTGTTGGGGGTAGTAACGGAATTTTGCCCGCCAGAGAACGCAACCGTTAGCTCCTGAACGGCGATGGCGTAGTCGCTAGAGGCCGGCGTTTTCAGCCACACCTTACATTTTCGTCCGGCGTGTGAGCGTGTCGGATCCAATAAAATGTCATCGATTCTAAGGGTAAGGGTGCCGTCCCCGTTGAGCGTGACTGACGTGGGGTGGCCCATGCGCCCAATCGTCTTTTTGTAGAGTCGATACTCTGGCTTTAGAGTATTGAGATTGATGTCGAGAGGCTGGGACGTTGCGGGAGCCGCCGGGTAAGAGGCGACCTCGACTCCCAGATAGTAGGTTACGGCTGCGTTCTCAAACTGCACCGACTGCCTGGGGTCCGTCCCCACGGCGAACGACTGGAGACGCATAAGCTCGCCGAACCCATCAACAAAGAATTTCGGCGCATTACCACTAATAGACAGAGCAACTTTATCGTTTCCGTCCGCCTGGATCCCAAATCCAGAACTGCCAAACATACCATCGGAATCGTACAGGAAGCGCAACCATCCACCGAAGGTGTCCAGAAACCCTTGCTTAAAAAAGGTTTCTAGGATTTCGAGAGGGACTGGCTGACCATCGTAAAACTTGACGTCGAAGTCGTCGGTCACTGACATTTTTGTCTCACTTCCTATTCAGTGAAGAATGTCTCACTTGCGCTGACTCCATTCCTGTCGATCCTTGCCACGCGAGCTGGGAGGCGTGAGTATATCACGGAGTCCACCTTCACACCTTTTGTGTTGGCAACGTTGGCGGAGAGCGCGAACTTGCCGGCGAAGTAAGTTGCCCCGCCGTCAGTCACTTTGAGGAATGGGTTGTGGTTGATTCGAAGGTCGAACGAGATTGCACCAGAAAGCTCGGTCTGCATCAAGACCGTCGCGTTGTACCAAGCGTTGGGTTGAATGAGGAAGGGCGCGCTCGAGCTGGGGAGGGTCGTGGTCCCGGCCGTTGGCCTGGGCTTAATGGACGCTGTGGTGCCGGTCCCAGCGGGGTCGCAAAAAACCTTGATTTCGGCACCGGCGGTGGCCTCACTGCCGGGAGTCGAGTCCGTGTCTCGACAGTCCCAGATCGTAATCGAGTCCCCTGCCTCCTGGAGGCAGAACTTCAGGAAAAGTATAGTCTTTGAGAAGGAGGTCCAAGGCTTGATGGGGACGATAGGGTCTTCATGAGCCCCAGGCGGAATGGTCATGATCAGGTCGGCGAAGCTTGCCGATGTGGCTGCGTACGATCTCCACCTGCTCAGGCTTGCAGTTTCTGCCGAGAATTCATCGTAAAAGTCCAGAAGCTTGACACGAAGGACCTCATTTGAGGGGCGGTGAAGCTTCACGAGCTCTATGAGTTGGTCTTCGTCCAAGCTTCCATCGTCCATCAGTCGAAGCTCCGACACGTACTCGTCAAGCTGCGTGTCTGAACTTCCGATGACGAAGAAGTCCTGTCCAAGTTGTGACTCGGCCAAGTTGACGATCAGGTCAAACCACGAACGGTATGTGGTTTCCCTGCCAGCGTACGTAAAGAAGGAGCCTACCATGCCGCGCGGCGTCCCGCGCTGTCGCAAGAGGGGGATCATGGACAGAATCGCCCGACGCTGACTCTTCGTGTCTCGCCCCTGCAGCAGCTTCTTCTCTAGCTTTCTGGTCATGCCCACCTGAGTCGCAAAGTACCGGACCAAATTGTCTGGGCATGTCAGGACGGAGTCGATCTTTTGAAGCTCCTCCTTGATGAGGCGTCTGGTGTCCTGAATCCAAAATTCAGGACGAGAAAAGAACCGCTCGATAAACTGACCTCCCAGGATCTGGTCTGCAGTCCGAATGCTCTCGAAGAGGGTGTTGTAGAGTTCTTTGGCCATGCTATGGCTCTAGCACCGTCAACGCAATCGTCCCTGGCTTAGGGAGTTCCGTGATCGCAAGTGGGACTTCGACAAGCTCGAAAGTGAATGGCTGGGAAGCAAAGGTCGACGGCAGAGGGCTTGCGGTCGTAAGGAGAGTATTGCTCGCAATCGACGAAATCGTATAGAACTCACCCCCTCGATAAATGCGATCTCCCTTGTTGAGCTGAGAAAGGAAAGTCGTTCCGCTCCCCGTGATCGTGTTGGTGGAAATAGTGCCAGAGATAGTCCCAACTCCCGTTCCAACAAGAGACGCCTTCCGACCCTTGATCTCCGTCGACATGATAATCTCAATGAGCTTCGAAGCGGGGACGCCCTCGCCAAAGGCCCATAGAAAGGCCTCTTCCTCGTCCGAGATGTCATTTATTGCTTCTGGCTGAAGGGCCGCCATGATCCGGGCCAGAATCTCAGCCTCCGAGGAGAGCGAATATACCGTAGCTGTGAGGTTGATGCCAACCAAGGTCGCGGGGGTGATTCGCACTTCTTGATTCGAGACGTAGCGGCCGAATACTTTCTTCGCTTCGTTGCCGTTGAAAAGCTCCTCCAGCTCATCGATGACCTCTTGGGTCATTGCCCCGCCCCCAGGCGCCAACGCTACGACCTCAACCAGCTTTTGCCCAAGTTCTCGGGCGAAGGCCCTAGACGCAACCTTGGAGCCAGAGGCACTCGTATAGCGCAAGACCGCATCTATCACATCGCCCGGTTGCAAGTAGCGATCGTCGGGAGAGAAAAGCTTCGTGTGGAATTTGGCCTTCGCTGCCGCGACACTCTCGAGCGAGAACCCCTCTCGCTCGGACCAACCTGACGCGGCCCTAGGGTTCCATGTCTTGTCAATACCGGCGAGGGCAATGCCCGCTGTGATTTTCCCTGCCGCCACGTTTCCGTCTATGTCATCGATTTGTCGGTAGTTCGCTCGAACATTATCGATTCCGGCCGTTGGGATCTTGCCGGTGACTCCATTCCCAAAGCCTACCGTTGCTTGCCCGAACTCGCTCAGCTCGACCACAAAATGCCTATCCTCTGGGGCGGAGTTAAATAAATGCGGTTGTTGAGAGTATTCTCGCTCCACGCCAACGGCTTCCGTGACAAACACACGAATGCTGCTTTTTATTACAGGGAAGTTTTTGAGGGCCTCGCTTTGGCCTGGAAGGCCATCGCTCGACAGAATAATCTCGTCGAAAGTGCGACCCTGCACAATCGGAAAGATGCCGTACATCCCACCTTCGGTGATCTTGACTTGCTTCAGGTACGGAGCAGACCCACCCGCCGTCTTGGAAATCAGACGTAGGCGCACATAGTACCCATTAATGGCATTGACGGTGGCGCGCTCCCATCTCAAGGCCTCGTCTTGCGGCAAAGTGTATGTGATCTTCTTCGTGTCGCTCGCCCCCTCACGCAACCCCTTTGTGGGGTCGGAGAGATCCGAGGGAAGCTCCTTCCATTGAGGATAGATGACGTAGTGCCCTGTCTGCAAGGACACCTCCGTCTGTCCCAAAAACCCGCCAATGGACGGTGTCGTCTCGACGTAATTTGGGCCCACATTTACCCAATAGTCTGCCGAAACTGTGGAAGGGGGAGCCGTTTGCCCGAACAACGGGTCAGAACCAGACGTCTGTATGTAATTATTCGTGCCATCCCATTGGACTGTGTACGACTGTTGGTCTTTGTTTCGGAACGTCACCATAACCGACGTTCCTGCCTTCGATGAGGTTCCTAGAAGATTGTTGAGGTACATTTTCAGAGAAGGCGGGCTAGGGGTATAGACAATGCTCGGGGAGGTGGCTGGTGCGCCGCCCACAAACTGAGTATCTATGTCCTCAGAGGCTCCAGTGAGTGCGCACAAAACGCGCACCTTCGTTTTCTTGCGATTGTTCGTTCCAAGAAGTTGGGTCAAGTCAAACCGAATGGCGCCAGCAGCTACGGCCGAGTTTTGAACACTCGTTTCGACCAAGGTTGGATTCCCAGACCCACCTTTATAGTCAGTGAAATATTCCCAAACTGTATCTACGAAACGATTGTCCCCCAGCCCACTTGTGCCCAATACCAAATCGATCCGATCGAACATGAGCGACTTGTGCCCAATGTACAAGCTATCGTCCGCCTCGAATGTGGAAAGAGGCTGAAATTCTGCGGCCCCGCTCTGTGCCGACGCTGTAACATCCGAGAAGGTCGCGAGGCTTGAGTCGTAACCAAAAACATGTCCTACTCGATCGTTCCTCTGCTCCATCACGAAGGCGTCGACGTTCTCAAAAGAAACGGCGCTCGTGTCCTCTTCTTCGGTCGGCTCCGTAGAGAATTCACGAAGAGCGCGCAGAAGCGTGACCGGCTCTACGGAGCTTCGAAGCGTTACCCGGATGATCTGATCTACCGTGGCGGGAGATGCGGTCGAAAGCTCCTGACCAATAGATTGAAGGTGGGCATTGACGCTCGCGGCGAGCGATGCCGACTTGACAAAACGCTCGTTGGCTACGACGTCAATAAGACACCTGTCGAGATGAATATTCCAAGCCAATCCCTTGAGGAACTGAACGAAGATGTCTTCATCATCCTCGGCGGTACTCTCTGGAATATCAGAGCGCTTGTAACGCTTCAGATCATTCAAAATCTCGAAGTAATAATTGCCAGAGAATTCGAACCGATCCGCAACGACCTTTTTAGTCAGTGCCATTTGCCATCACCAACCGTCCCCTGTGACCCCAACAGGAACTGCCTCCCCAACATAATAGGCGCTGCGGCGAGACCCAGAACGGGTCGGCACCTTGTCGATTTCCGTCTCAAGACTAATCCACGTCACGATGACCATCAATTTTGATGCGCGGTCGTCGAAGAAGAAGATCGGGTCGCCAAGAAGTCGGGCCATCTTCTTCGCCTTTAATCGCGAGAATAGCTCGGCCACTCTGGCCCCAATCCTTGTCCGCAGAACCCTGTCGTCCTCAAGGGAGTGGATCGCGTTGTCAATGCCCTCTGCTTCAAATGGATTGGAGCTCTTTCTTCGAGAGAGGGCGATTCCAATGAGCTGCTCAATATAATCGTCCCCGGAGACGACCCTTGCCCGCCCGTTGCCATCAACGCCGACAGGAATAGCAAGCCCTCGCGCCACATCTAGCTCCTTAAGGAGAAAGATCGATAATTGAAGGCTCAATAGGCCAGTGACCACGAGCGATCGTGTAGCCATTAGTGGCGATTTCAATATAGATCTCGTAGTCGTACTCCCCTGAAAGCCCTGCCGTGAGCCCGGTCGGAAACTTCACGTCAAATTTTCCTGGCACTCCACTACCACCAGCCAAGATCAGCTGGATTTGAGAGTCGTCTCCCCCCGCCGCGGTGTTGCGACGCCGCAACACCAAGACGCTGCCGCGCCGGAGAGTAAACCAGAGCTTGGCACTCGTGATGTCCCCCAGCTCCGCTGGGGCCGTGACGTGGACGGTGTGTTGATTGCCAGCAAAAACGCAGTTTAGGTCGACTGACTTTAGGCATCCTGGATTATGCATCTTTACACGACGACCTTCGAGTCCTTGATCTTTCGACCTCGAACCTGTGAATCCTTTACTAGGCGACTCGTAAGGGACCCCAGGGCCTTATAACCCTGGACTTGCGAGTCCCTAGTCAAAGCGCCGGCAACACTAGATTTTACAACGAGGCGACCGATGACGAAAGACTCTACTGCCCCCAACCAGATGAAGAGAAGGGGGGCCGGGGCCATCGTGGCAGCTGTTGCTGTGCCCAAAAGCGCAGTCAGATCGCCTTGAGGCTGCTGGGTCAGGGCCGAAGCGGTTGCCGTGGGTGCAAAGATCGAAACGGTAAGGTCTGGTGGCTGAGCGGCAGCGGCTGCATTGACACTTGGTGCGAGCGCGATCAGATTCCCCTGCGGGCCCTGACCAGCCGCTGCTGCTGTGCCAGCCGAAAGCAGCACGGCGGTATTGCCCATTGGTTGCCACGCAACGGCCGTTGCTTGCGATGCTGTTGGCAGTGCGGTTGTATTGCCTTGTGGCGAGAGGGCTCCTGCAGCGGCGGCCGCGGCCGCCCCTGGCAGCGCGGCGAGGTTGCCGAGCGGGACCATCGCCGATGCGGACGCCGTCCCTGCGGCGACATCGACGGACAACCTCAGAATCGAAGCGTGTGCGGCTGCGGCGGCCGCGGCCGCCCCTGGCAGCGCGGCCGTGTTGGCTGCGTGCGACGGGGCAGATGCGGACGCCGTAGCGGAGCCGGGTTGCGCAAACAGGATCGCCACGGGGCTCGCAGAGGCGGCGGTCGCAGTGGCCGTGCTTGCGGAGACGACAATATCGCCCCCATCATCCACAACGATCGTCGGCGGGGGTGCCTCAGCCGCACATGCCCCCGCCGGCGCCAAAGTAACCAGCACACCCTGTGCGAGCGGGGCAGACGCCGTGGCTGTGCCCGTTGGTGCCTCTATTGCGACAACTGGCGTAGGAGAATTTGCCTCAGCGACGGCAGAGGCCGCGTTTGGCAAGGCTTCGATGTTCGCCAGGGGGGTTGCGGCAGTGGCGGTGGCGCCGCTGGACGCCGGCAAGATCGTTAGGACACCCTGAGGTTGCGGGGCGGTGGCGGTGGTCGCGGCGACCGGAACGGAAATCGATACGATGAGAGATGGGGTGCTCGAGTCTGCGGTCGCATTGGCTGCTGGCGGCAGCGATGTGAGTACCCCCATCGGCGCCCCTGCTGACCCAGTTGCGGTTGCAGTCTCTGGAAGAACTGCGGTCACCGTGGTGGGGGAAGGCACAGTCGCAGCAGTAGTTGCTGCTGGCGGCAGCGATGTGAGTACCCCCATCGGCGCGTCGACGGCGGCCGATGTCGCCCCAGCCGGAGGCAAGGCGATCAGGTTGGCTTGCGGGGACGGCGCGCTCGCGCTCGAGCCCCCCACAGGGGCGTCGATCGAGATCACCGGCGATGGCGCTGGCGCTTCGGAGGGTGCAGCGGCCACTCCAGGCAATGCCGTTATGATCCCGTGCGGAGATTGCGCTTCTCCACTAGCGGCTGAAGCGCCCGGAAGCGGGATCAGGATGCCCATGGGGGCCCCTGCCGACGCTGAGGAGACCGCCTCGGTCGCAAATGTCACGGTGTTCGCCAAAGGGGATTCGGCAGTGGCGCTGGCCGCTGCCGATGGCGGCAGCGAAATCGTGACCCCCATCGGCCCCAAGGCTTCTGCGGACGAGACTCCCGATGGCGGCAGAGGGATTAAAATTCCCTGCGTGTTTGGGGAAGCGGCAGAAGCAGTGGCCGTAGGGGCCTCAAGGGTGATGGGCCCAGCCGCGCCGGTGTCCGGCAGAGCGGAGATCGGCTGGCCGGATATTGCACCTAGGCCTAGCATATCACCAGGTTACGATCAGTACGAATCCTGGGCCACCATCACCGCCAGTGCCCCCAGTGATGCCACCCGACCCCCCAGCACCGCCGCTTCCCCAACCACCACGGCCTGAGACGCCGGCCGCGCCTCCGTTGTTTGTGCCCCCCGCCGATCCGCCCGTCGTTATGAACTGACGAGTTAGTACCAGGCCAGATTCGCCATTACCCCCACCCCCTGCCCCACCGGCCAGGGTTGGAACCAACCCAGCGCCTGTGATGCTTCCTCCGGAGCGCTCTACGTTGTCTGTGTTGAGACTGGCCCCACCAGCCCCTCCGCTCAATGGCAAGCCGGACCCCCCGAATGTCACCGAGTTGCCGTTGCTCCCCAATGCCCCTCCTGCCGCCCCTGCCTGGCCGGCAATGGCGGTCCAGAGCCCCGTCCCCCCGTAAGCCGAGAGCGCATTCGTGGCTATTGTTTCGGCGACTCCAAATGAGCCAGGGCCGGTCCCGTCACCGGCAAACCCACCCGCTGCGGCGGCTGCGCCGGACACGAGGATCGTGTCGGCGGCAGTTCCCAACGTCGCTGGCTTGTCAGCGACAATCGATCGGCCTCCAGACACTCCCTGAGCGGCCGCGCCACCCCCGGTGCTTCCCGCGCCGCCAGCGCCGCCATTGCCGGGCAGTATAAACAGTTGACGTGGCAAGTCTTTTAGCATGCAGATCCGTCGGGCCATCGCCCCAGAGCCGCCGCCGCCCCCGGCCGCCCGAACCGTCCCGGCCGAATTGCCGTGACCGCCGCCTCCTCCTCCCCCACCGCCGCAGCATAGGATGTAGGCCATTGTGTGATTTTTCGGAGGAGTCCAAGCAATCCAACCCGTGGCTGTCACCGCTGAGGTCTGTCTCAAGCCACGGAAGTACGCGACCTGCACGCCTGTCATGTTTAGCAAGTTAGACAGACCGAACATTCACCAGCTCGCAATGATGACCATTCCTGGCCCCCCACGACCTCCGGCTCCTCCGGTGACGCCCGCGCCCCCACCTCCCCCACCGCATCCCGGAGCCCCTTGGCCGCCAACTCCTCCGGTATTTGCCGTGGCCGCCCCGCCGCCCCCGCTGCCTCCGGTATGAAGCATCGGAGAGACGAGTCGATGCCCTTGTCCACCATTTCCGCCCGGACCGCCAGCGACGCCGGTTCCGCCCGAAATGGTGGGCAACAGCCCAGCCCCGGTGATCGCCCCGCCGTTGCTGACTCCATTCCCGCTGCTCGCTGCGCCGCCACCAGCCCCACCAGACAGGGGGATACCAGAACCGCCGAAGGTCACTGACGAGCCAGCACCAGGTCCACTAGGAGTGCCTCCGGTGCCACCGATCTGGCCGGCAATGGCGGTCCAGACGCCTAGCCCGCTATAAACTGAGAGGGCATTGGTTGCTATCGTCTCTGCCGAACCTGCCGCCGCGCTCCCAGAAGAACTTCCTGCCGCCCCTCCACCTGCCGAGGCGGCCCCAGAAATGAGAATTAGGTCGGCAGCAGTAACCGCCGTAGTGCTTGTGGCTGCCATCTTGTCAGCAACCCACGAACGCGCGCCGTTGACGCCAGCGGTCCCGGCAGCACCTCCATTGCCACCCTGAGCGACGTAGATGTAAAGAGTCCTGGGGAGCAAGAAGGCCGGAATGATCAGGCGGGCGGCCGCGCCACTCCCGCCGCCACCACCGCCCCCTTTCGCCGAGCCCGAAGCTGCCGAGAACCCACCGCCACCTCCGCCACCTGCCCCGATGCAAATAATCATGAGCATTCTGGCGTTTGCCGGGACAGTGTACTGTTGGTTGTTTAGTCGGGCATCAACGGCAGCTTGATGGTATCCAATGAATGTGGCAACCTGTACGCCCTTAACCTTGGGCAGATTGCTTAGTCCAAACATAAACTAGTAGTCCCCGCCGACGGCGACACCTCTCCAGGCAGTGTTCGAGGCGGGGGCCGCATGGTTGGTCAATAAAATTGTCCAGTCGGCCGGCAATCGGAAGTTGAGCCCAACCTCGATGGGATTAACAGCCGTCGACGCATTGTCTGCTGCTGTAGCTGGCAGGGCGACCTCGGCAATCAATATTGTATTTGCGCTGCTTGTGGAACCACTAGTTACCGAAGAGGCGAAAATGCGTCCCACGGTGGCGGTCGTGGTCGTCGGCGTCGTGGCGGTCGCGATCCATCGCACATACTCAACGAATGTCCCAAAAGTCGCGGCCGCAGTCAATGCCTTGAATATGTCCGTCCCGATGGTCCCGCCGCCCTGGCTCGAGGTATTCGCCGCTGTGACCAACACAGACCCAATCACGCCGTTTTTCGTAAACTGGGGTGAAGCTCCCATTTATGGACACCTCGCTCACTGAGGGACGTAGAGATTTTGGATGGCGAAGGTCATTCCAATGTCCGAAATTGCGTCGGCAGGCAGATCAATCCACACATTCTTTGTCCCTGCTGAGAAATCAACTAGGTTATTTGAATTGCTCGAAGCAAACACATTGACGCGAGAGAGCGTCGTCGTGGACAGAAGATAGCCCTCTCCCACCTCCCACTCGCTTCCTCCGGCAATCGCATATCGGACCAGATCCCCTGTGGGCACCGCGGATGCAAACGTCCTGTATCCGCTGACAGCTCCAGCCAGCGTGAGCGTGCCCGTGCCCGTAGTGGTAGTGGTCTCTTGTACTCGATCGTAATATAGCGTCCCCATCTATACCGAATTATCCTTCCTCAACAGGAAGAGGAACGGACACATTTATAACTTGAGAGATGGGCTCGTGTTTTATTTCCACCGCCCCTTTCCCTAATGTGGGGACGTCTTGGTACTCCTTACGCACAGTGCCTGACGCGCCTCGAATCCGGCCAGTAAGGGCGAGCAAAGTCGCTACGGCCGCATCCCACTCTTCCTGGATAGTCATTCTTGATCACCCCACCTCACATCAATGGCTCACCATTAGGTCCGACCAACATGGGAGACACCAACGACAACAACGGCGCATGAGTGACATCCAAATCATGACATGCCACCCTAACGCCATCCACCCAAAATTCAAACGTCCAGAGCCCCGCCTCCGGAAACGCCATCTTTCGCACGTCGAAAGTGAAATGTGAGGTCCCGGCCCCACACTCAAATCCGCCAGACCCCCAGACAATAACTTCCTGGCTCGGGCTCACAACATGAAAAGCAAAGGTATGCTTCCCGGGATCTGCTTTGACCGCGGCGAATACCGCAAATGGGCCATGCTCTCTAGCATGCCCCGATGCGGACAGGCGCTCAAAAAGCCCAATCAGCACTACCTTCCCGTTCTGCTCTCGCTGAATCGCATCGCACAGAAGAAACGCCTGCACCGTCACCATGACTTACGCCGGGGTGATGGTGAGCACGCCATTCGCGTGCCACTGAACTGTGAAATTGCTGGCGTTTGGAGATTGATCAGAAACAAAGTCGATATAACTGATGAGAGGTCGCGTCGCGTCCGTTGCGGGGGTTCGATTGTACAGCACCCCGATCCTGGCAGTGAACGTGGCGGCCGACCAAGTAACGTCTGCCGCATCGAACTTGATCACGTTCGTGCCTGAAGTGTAGTCCAGAGTCTTCGAGGTAAGGGCTTCGCCGTTGGCTGTGTAGCCAGTCCCAGACACCTCGTTCGTAACGTCGTTGTAGAAGTCGTGGGTGTCTTGGTTGGGCACATAGCTCGAGGTAGTCAACATCAACCGAATATTGTCCGTCAGGTAGTCAATATTCGGCGCGTTACTCTCGGTTCCAGAGCCGAAAGCCAACATGATTGCCTGCCCATACCAGAATGCGCTTGCCATGCTCTAATCTCCTATCTCCTAGTGACCGCCAGTCACATCCTCAAGCCGAAGTTTCCAAACTCGTGACCGCTTAGGCGTACACACCTTACCAAGCCCAAATGAAAACCACTTCATGCCATATTTCCTCCACTTCGGGCCACAACCCAAGTGAGAGCGAACAAACGCCTCTCGCACGAACACCAATGTCGGCCATGGAGGTGGGTAGTTCGGAACCAGAAATAATATCGCCAGGGCACACTGGCACCAATGGCAACAAACCTCTACCAATTGGTATGGTGGAATGCGAGATTCATAAAAGTGGAAATGCACCCATGGAGCTTCCTCGGCATAGTTCGAGGCCGCGGGGCTCTTCGTCGCGATGTCCTTCGGCGGTATCGGGACGGGGCGCATTCCTCTCGTAGCAAGGCGCTCAAGCCACCCGTCAAGATGATTCCGCTCCGTGATGTGGCCATCAGGACGCATGTTAGATACTAGCCCGCGCAACCACCCGTCCCGGGGGGACGTTCACGACGATCCCGAGCCCTAGCCTGGCCTCTAGGGCTCGAACCTCACGGGTTAGCACCTTGAGTCGTCGATCTGCCTCGGTCGCATGCGCAACCAACGCCTCATGCGAGGCCGCACTACGCTGTCCGGGCTCGAGCCACTTGTCCTTTGTTTCCACACGGCCCTCGTCTTCTCAGAGGAGGTGGGCATGAGTTGCTTGCGCTTATCCTCACGGAGCCACCTCGAGTCACCTCGCCACGATCCTATCACATCTCTGGGGACCTAGGCGGCACCATCCTTCACCGGCCTCAACACCTGAGGGCGCTCCGCAAGCGGGTTCATGAGCGCGTCCTCAAGGCGCCCGAACTGCAAAGAAATCTCCGTTGGAAGGCGGTACATCACGACGGTCTCCCTCCTCTCCTCAAATCTTTGGCCCGAGCGATCCTGCAAGATCCGCACGGGAGGAGGACTTTTGATTGGGAGCTGCGCCACCTCCAGGTCTCGATCGTCAACCTCGACGACGCTCCCAGGCTCCGCATGCTCGAGCAGCTCATCAAGACGACGAATCGAGCGGCGATGCTCGTAGGTATCATTCACGCGCTCATCCGTCGCGATGCATTCGAGCAAAAAGCGATGCAGGCTCCACACGTCCTGTTCAGACTCGTCCTCCGTTTCCTGCCACCCAACCAAGGTTCGCTTCAGCGCCTTTCCGGTGTCCCGATTCACTACACGAACAGGTTGTGGAATCTTTACGTACTTCACCCCAGTCATCTTAAAATTCCTCCTTTTCCGTTTGGCCTTTGCTCGAGAAAGCTGTCGCTCAAGGCTGCCCATCGTCCACCTTCAAACCGACACGATCGCTTCTATGCCCGGCCAGCCCCGAGTCTACTCCAGTTCCACTGGGTTCACAATCTTTCCTTCGACGGGATAGCGATCGGGTTTGAATCTCGAGCGCATTTCCCGGGATCGTCGCCCTTGCGTATCATGCCGAACATTGCCCGCGTCAGGACCTCATGTTTCTTCGAAGAATTGACACCCGGCGAAGGGCATGGTAACCTTGTTGGCCTTGGAAGACGTGGCAAGGCTTCATCGCCGTGTCGCGTAGCGCCCCTGTTCGGAGTCGAACTGAAGTCCCGTGGTTTAGTAGGCCTGGGCCCAAGTTCCGCTGGCAGGGGCGTTTTTCTTTTGGCTCACGTCGTCTCGTGGGCTGCATCACATCACAAGTCGAACGAGTGGTTCTTTTCCAGAGCTAGTTGGATCGCACAGAATCTTGATCGCTGCGGTAGACCCACCCGATCCGCTAGCTGTAGACACGTTGACTATGAACCGTAGGTCTAGTGTGTCCCCAAAGTCGAACGTCGTCTTTGGAACCCTTGTGACTATTGTATCCGTCTGTTGAGAACCGACGGTTGCGGCCAACGAACCAGCAGCGCCCTCCCCTGGGGTTAAGCTACCGATCGCGGAACCGTTCTTTCGCAGGGCTACTTTCACCTTACCGAACGGCGTACCGGCTGACTGCGTGGTAATTTCCCACGTCACCCGCACCAGGAGGTCACCAGCCAGTTCGATCTTCCGTGGGCACTTGAGCTGAAAAGCTATAGACCCGATCGGGTCAACCTTATCCCCAGTTGAATCCGTAGCGAAGGAGCCCGACCCGACGATGGCGGAGCTACCGGTCACTCCCTTAATAGACGACGCCTTGGGCGTCCAGTATCCGGTATTCAGCGCACTGTTGATCACGAAGTAGAAGTCGTCGGCAAACGCCGACAAGCCGCCGATTAGGCTCATTCTGGCGTCACCTCGTTGGTGATTCTCCCTTTTGCGACAGCAAAAGACTCCAGCGCGTTTCTCAAATTGCGAATTAGTTGCGGGTGCATAGAAACAAACTCCAACGTCTCTTCTGCAGAAAAGCTGATCCCGTCCAAGGCTTCTGAAGCCTTGAAGTCCTCCCCCGTGAGAACCCCACGCAGCCTGTGGATGACCAAGTAATTCACGGGACGTAACCGTGCCGGCAAATTGTCAAGAATACCTGGCGCTATAGCAACCAACGAGAATCCGACTACGCGCGCTTGGTTTGGCACCACTGGGGTCACCGGAGGTAAGGTTTCAGGCATGCGCCCTCTCCTTGCATTGTAAGTGAATTGGTACGGAGTGCGACACGCGGCGACGCATCGCATCCTCCACGACATCAATTACCCGAAAGACCACGTCGTCACCCGCTTCAAATTGTAGACCGCAGATGCGACATCGCTCATCATCCCAACAAAGATCGCCTGCCACAATTTCCACAGCTCGGACTTGTGACCATCGGTATGTATCGTTACCGACGTAGCCCTGGTTGTCGTTTGGGGGCATTACATTATTAATGTACAAGCACCCATCTGTCTGCAAGTCTTCGCTGTTTTGTGTCGGTGGATAAGAACCAATAGCAGCTGCATGGAAGTCCAAACCCGTAGTTGGGTCTGATGGACCATCCACACTAAATCCAATCACGCCATCCGCGCCAGTGTTGATCGTTACAATTGAGCCGTTATCAAACATCCCGGAGTTTGTCGGGTAGCCGCTGTCTTGGAACCGAAACCCGCTAGCAGCTTCAGAGTTGCTAGTCCAACGTCTCGCGTAGATTGCGCGCGCAGAGATAGATCCCGGAGACACGTCAGTTGTGTTGCTAGGCGAAGTCTCTTCCGAAACAAACATCCGGTATGAGTACGAGCCGCCATTTACGCTAGATGACAGTCGCCATTCGGAGGTCGGGTTTGCAGCGCCTTCGATCGGAACGGCCTGAGCAATCCAATCGACAGCTTGGGACGCGGCCGTGGGGTTCGTTTTCCATCCCCTCCCCGACCACCTGACTCTCGGTGACCATTGTTGGTTCCCAGAGGTGGCCGCCGTAGTATTCTCCAGCACACAGCCGTCACTACTGGTTGACCCTATTGCGTCTCGCTGAAACAGCGCGTCTCGCGCAATGATTTGCGTGAACCCTGTCGAGTGGTTGCCAAGGAAGCGAACCGGCGTTGGCGCCGCCGCAAGCGAGTGGATATCCAGAGCGTTCGTGACCGTCGCAGAACGGATCATCACCGCGAGGTCTACGTTTCCGGTATCTGTCATTCGAAGCGCATACCCACTCCTTACGTACAGCTCTCCGTTGACTTGCAAGTACATCCACAACCTAGCGTGACCGGGGGTTCCGTACTGAATATCCGTGGACTGTAATTCTAGTCTGTTACGCCAATCAGATGTCGTGGGATGCCACGACTGAATTGTTAAGTACCCAAGGTCAGCGTATGCACCAGAATTCGACCCTTTAACGAATATGCGCCATTTGTGGTCCCGATCGGTGGTTCCGAATGTAGTGTAGGAATGCCCATGAAGCTCTATGGATGGCGAGTCCTGAAAAGGTGTGCCGGCGGTGCCTGCCGTTGTATTGGCCACAACAATAGAGCGGATATCCGTGGTCGTAGATACAGACCCCAACCCATTCCTAAATTCAGTTAAGGTGCCAGATGACGCTATGCTAGCTAATACAGCACCAGTAGAATCCTGCCACTCCTGCAAGTTGGCCGTTTGCGATGCGGCGCCCTTTGCGATAATAGCAACATTACCGGTGCCGCCGGTATTGAACGTATTTGGTCCTAGTGTCCAAACGTTGTCGTCAGCAAGTAGGCCTACACCCGTCAAAGACGTACCGGACCCAGTGAACGATGTGGCGTAGACGTTCGCCCATCTGGTTGCTACTTCTCCAAGGTTGTACGTATTATCTGTCCCTGGAATGAAGTGCCCGCTGGCATCGAATTTCGCTCTCGTAGTAGGTCCAGACGGCGCCCTGAAAGACACCTGGTAGCCCTCAACGATAGTGTCTTTGGCGGGTCCTGGTCCACTCGGGGCAGCTACCAAGAGGTTGTCTGACGTAAGGGAAAGGACTGTACGGAATGCTAGGTCACTTCCGTAGAGCTGAATGGCACTGGTCGCTTTGAGATAACTGGCTTGAACATTAGTGCCATAAATCGTAGAAAATGGCTGGGCGGCAGACCCCACGTTTGACCCGGCCCCCTCGGCCAGAAGATGCTTGCCGGTCGCCACTTGGACATCGCTGCCAGGGAATGACACGGTGGGCGTAGCTCCCTCAACAGCGCGGATCCTGGCAGTGTAACTTCCGCCTCCGACATCTCGTTGCAGCTCCCATGAGTCGCCGCCGCTAACGTGGCCAGTGCGATACTGATTCGCCGTACCCCAAGTGAAGAATTGATCTGAATCGAGATGATAGTTCGACGGGGTCCCCGGGGCCGGCGCCGTGCCGGTCAGGTTCGGGATGATGGGGGTGGGGATCGCAGGCACTGGAAGTTTTGGAAGCCCGGGGAGCGTCGATGCGGGAAGAGCGGGGATGGTCGGGACCGCCATCAGAGCACCAACGCCTTGTTGGACTTGATCGCGCCGCCCGGCGTGGAGTCTGGGGCATCAGGAGCCGTAGGGGCCGGGCTTGTTGGTGGCGAGGTTGCTCCTCCAGGGGCCGGGTGAGTGTGCGCGTCATAAGCAGCCTTCATACTTACGATCCAATTCAATAATACGTTTAAATAGTTCAGTACCCCATCGGCCTTTGAAACACCAACTGATGCTCCTTGCCCCAAGAGGACGCCATTTGTAGACAGGGTATTCAAAACGATCTGCGGCGCGGTGAAGTTGATCGTTGAGGCGCTGGCGACCTCGACGATGTCATCTTGAACCGACACGTACGCGCCACCTTTGCTCATAATCGTTGCAGATGCACCATCAAGCACCATGATGGCCCCTTCGTTCGCGACTGCAAGGACCTTCCCATCAGACTCGACCGACACGAAGCTGCCGTCGGTAGCATGGATCGTGACGGACCCATCCGGATGATGAATGACCCGATGCCCCTTAGCGAGCCCGTATGCAGCGTACTGCTCACTCTCAGCATTCAGATCGCAGAACAAAATGAAGTGACCGCGCCTCGTGATCATCCCGCGGACGTGGGGGTAGTTCTCCCTGAAGGGCTCCGGAAGCGGAGCGTGTCCATCCGACTCCGTTGGGGCAACATGCCTCCAACGAAAGGCCGGCGCAAAGGTGGAGAGCATGTCGTCAGCCGGGTCTGCTTTGGTGTCTGTCTCGTCGTAGACGATCTCGACCCTATCTCCCACCTCGGGGAGGTTTAGAAGACCGCGCTGAAAGTCACATGGGTACACGCCTTCGATGGCAACGTCGTAGGCGTACATCCCTTCGAGTCGCACCGACAACAACCCGGAGAAGGATGGATCTTTGTTGTCTAGGACTTCCCCAGTCGTGTATCCGCTCAAGATCGCCAAGGCTTGTCACCTCTGGGTGTGCCTTTCTAGTAGCCGACGCCGCCTCAATATCCCAGCGTTTGCGAGATCCCGACCAAAGATTTTGCCCTTGACGGTTGTGATCTTGTCCTCGTTGAGCGGCACGAGGTCGATCTCTGGGAAGACTCTCGAGCCCTCCAGGTGAACCACGTACACTTGGCCCTTCTCCATTTGGTGCCTGGCAAGTCGCACGAAGTACATTCCAGACCACACGCCCAGTCCATCAAACTGGACGATCTGATCTCCACGAAGGAATGGGTTGCCAATCACTTTGGCCTGGAAAGTCGCGAACCTTTCTCTCATATTGAGCAATAATCTTTGGATGTCCCTCGCCAGTTCTATTTCATTTCTGTACCCGTCTCTCTTTCTAAAACTGAAGCTAAACTTGCCACACTTGACCGTGAAGACCTCAGGAGAGAACCTGCCAAAGTTAGCCGCCATCCACGACTCTCGAATCGCCCTTCTTGTGTGAGAGGCAAGTCTAAAGCGATGACGATCCGCGTCAGAAAGCGACGGGTCTCTTTTCTTCACTTCTCCCGCTGCTCCGCCTGGCAGGGTTTCTCTGTTTGTCGCGTCGAGCACCGCCTTCTCCGCCCTTCCTGTTCTTTGTTTCGGGGTTTTTCTTTTCCGAAGAGCTGGCGGAGGGGGTGTGGTGTAAGTCGTCTCTCCTCCTGCCAACCCAGCTTTCAACTTGACGTGAATGCTCCCCACCCGATCGCGCCACCCCTCAAAAAGGCCAAACTGCCTACCTGTCTTGCGATCGGTGACCTGAACGGAGAAGTCCGTGGCCTGCTCCTCAATCCCAAATTCAGGGAAGAACTCCAGAAGAGTGCCGCCGCCGTCTGAGCTGTAGTCGAAGGTGAACAGTGGGCGTGAAATGGCATCATGCTGCCGCGTCCTGCGGAAATTCAGCACCCACCCGGGCTGGCCGTCGCTCGTCTTGTCTCCCCAGTAGTCGTACTCACACCAAATCTTACGAGCAGTGGCCATTGCCAGATGGGATAAAACTTTGTAGTCGGATTGTCCCTTTGGCTGGTGAATGCCCCTTCCTTTTATGGGGACGATCTCTCCGACTCCAACATCTTCGAATAAACCGCCCGCACTTTCTGTCGCAGATGTCCCTTTCTTCTCTCCAATATCAATTGAGATCCCATACTCCTTGCAAATCTCAGCGGCTATTTTCGTCTCGGACGCTCTTGCTCCATACCATACCCTACCCTGTTTGTTTTTGGAGAGCGTGGAGCGCTTCTTGCCAGTGAGCAATTTCTGCGGTTTATTTGCTCTGTCGGGCGCTGCCTCCTCGATTCTCCAGTTTTGGTTCCCCTTGACGAGTTGTGCTGCCTGCCCCTGAAGCCCTCCCATCAATTGTTCGAAGGTGTACCCCACAACAGACAGCACCGGAACCTCGCCACCAGGACCAGAGAACGCAGGGACGTGACGCATGAGAATGAATCGCCCCATTGGGATCGGGTCGGCGGAGCCGTAGACAACCTCGAGGTCGATGGAGCTCCCGGGCTGAAACATCGTCGTCGAGGCCATGTCTCGGCCTGGCGTCTTGAGGGCTTCGGCGACCTCAGCGAACTCCCATTTGTCCGCAGAAACTGGATCTGTGACGGTATGGTGCGGATTTAAGATCTTGATCTCGATCTTTCCAGCGCCGCTGACTATGTGCTCGAACACAACAGATTCCACAAGCGACGAAATCTCGATAGGTAATTGGTTCCCCTCCACGATGATTCGAAATGACGGTGCGGCAAGATCCGCGCTCTTCGCGCCCCTCAAGAAGAGCTCCATCGCCCTGGCCAGCCCCGCAGGGACCCCGGCCTCAGCAAGTTGATTGAGGTCAAAGTCCGAGTAGAAGCCAGGGGCGGTGGTCATGGCGGGTCTATGCCCCAACAAACTGCTCTTGGTTCATGAGCTCTACGGTCTCAAGCAAGAGAGCCATGCCGTCGTTCGTCCTTCTCAATGGGATCGAATATGGACCAAACTCGAGACGCCCGAGCTGCTCGGGCCTTGGCAGAGGGTAGACGAGGCCATGCGTGGGAGAGGGATGCTGTGGAAAAAGACGACGAAGCTGGTCCCCTCGATTTGGGTCTCCGTAGATCCGCTTCCCAATGTGCTCCCACTCCTCTCCCGGCCTTGCGGTTACGTAGTAGGTATCTCGTTCGATGCGGCTTGGGTGCAGGTTCTGAATTGTCGGTACGTAAAATTTCCCCAGGGTCACGGAGACGCGGGCGTGAGTGGGCAGACGATTGGTGAGGAATGTGTCGCCAAATGCCTCGCCAGAGGCCAACATAAATTCCGATTCGATGATTTCTACGCTCGAGAAGAAAACCAAAGGCATGTCGGCGAGCGTCCGATCGCCAACACTCCAACTGAAGACAGGAGGGCGCCTCAAGTTCTCGTCAACCTTGGTCACCTTTCGCAGATTGTCCAGAAACGAACTCAAGCTCTTCCCTGTTGGGAAATGAACGGACGGGGTATGCAATTCGGTCTGAAAGGAAACTGTCTTGAGCTCGCCTCCTGAGTACGCGGTGTATGGATCTTCCGCCCCATACCCTCCCGCCGTCACCCATTTAGTCTGACGTGGGACGGAGAGCTCCACAGAGTATGGGAACTCAATCTCGTCGATGTCCACAAGGTCGTCATCTTCTGGGATGAAGGTGGGGGCGCCAAAGGTGCGCACGGCCGACTTGGGCACACGCTCCAGCAGGGTTTGATCCCCGACGGGCCCCCGAGGGGTTTGTCTTCCAGCTTCCTCTTGGCTCTTTAGCCACCTGAGGTGAGCTTCGGTCGCGCTGGCCGCAGAAACCTGCTGACCGACACGGATCATCGTTCCAACGCCAGCCCGGTCGGCCAGGTCCATGCCCAGCCCACCCCAGTCAATGAGAGCCATCTATCCCCACCTCACCGTCATTGTTGGCCCAGCATCGGCCGGGAGCTGAACCCTCGCGCTCGCTTGATGATACGCCCTCTGAAGAGCCCCATGAATCTCGGGGCCCTTCGCCTTGAGCTCACCCTTCACTTTAATGTCGGGAAGATTCATTTTGTAGAAATGCTCGAAGTATCGTCGCATGGCGTCCATGGCCCGCTCGGAGGACTCAACCATGTCTTTCGCCGCCTTGGGCAATGTGTTCAACATCTCTTGGATAATTTTGGTCTTGGTCGCCGAGGTGAATACGTCTTCGCCGGCAGCGGCCCTAGCTTCCATCATTTTCCTGCCGCCCAGAGCGTCCCACATAGAGTACGCCCTCGATAGAAAGAGAGATTCCACAGCAGGACTCTCAATATTCTTTTGAAATTCCTTCAGTTGGCCCTCCTTCATCACTTTGTGAAATGCCGCATTTATCCAATTGTGCAAGACCTCTTTGTTATTTGGGTACGTATTCATGACAGCATATTCAGGAACAGAACGGGCTGCGGCTGCTGCGGCGGGATTTTTTTCCAAGATGTTCTTGAGCGCAATTGCCCTGGAGTCCATGATCAACTTCGAGGCGATGTCCATGCTAGTAGAGGTTGGCCTCCCGTCATAACGCATGAGAGCGTCTCTGACTTTCATGTAGTCCATCGCCAATGTTTCTTTTTTACGTTCGTCCCGACCGTACCACACCCACCTTGACTCGCCAAGCAGCTTCTGAAAGTAGGAACTCGACACCATTGCATACCCAGCAGACGATTTCGTGAGCAGATCATGCTGCTTCTGAAGCTTCTCCTCTAGCTGCCGATCCCGAATCTTCTTCTCTTGGGCTAGCCTCTCTTTGGTCACGCCGAACAGCTCCTTGAACACGTCAGCAAGAATCCATCCGAACGACACAACGGTTCCGACCACGGGGATGAGGTTCAATAACCCGCGACCGGCCGCGGAGGCGACGAGCCCCACGGTCTGCAGTCCAGTGATGGACCCACGGTATCCGGCGCCTAGAATTCTAGGAATCGCTCCAAATGCGGCCCCAGAAGCCGAAAGGCCACCTCCCAAAAACCCAGCGAAAAAGCCGCCGCCTGCCCCCGCCCCCGCCCCTCCAGCGCCGGCCGTTCTCGCCATGAGCTCCGCCTGCATTCTCTGTTGCGCCACGGCCAGGCTATTTCCAAATGTGGAGTTGGCCGCCCCTGCATTAAACATCTGATGGGTATACATCTTCGCGGCCAGAGCCACATGCACTAGAGTTCTTTCCAGTGACTGCAAGATGACAACGATTCGGCCCAAGCCCATCCCCATCTGGTCCGCCTGCGACTTGCCTGCCCCAAAGATTCCAATCACGGCAAGGAAAGATGCCTTTACGGCCTTAGCGGCCAGGCCGACGATGCCAAAGCTGAGTCCAATACCCACAATCACCGTGGAGAAACCGACCACCTTCCCCATGATCGTGCCAATCCCGGTAGGCAAAATCCCGACGACGTCCTTGACTACCTCGAGCAGCCCAGAGAATGCCCCGGACAAAGACAGGACGAAGTTATTGATCATAGTCGCTGTGGCGGCGCTACCCTTGAAGCGTTCTTGAGCCTCTGCCGCGGACATCCCTTTGACGAACATGGCATGATAGGCGTCCGCGACCCGCCCGACGCTCTCTGCGAGGCTCTGGATGCCAGGGCGTACATTAAAAATCTCGAGCAACGACTCCCCGACATTCACCGCCACCTTCGAGATTTCATCCTTCAGTCTCGTAAATGCTCCGTAGACATTATTCCCGCCCGCAGCTGCCTGTCGCGTAGCAAAGTCGGCGCCCGCCGTCTCCACGTTGCTCAGTATTTTCAGATATTCTCCATAGTTCGCCTTGAACATTCTATACAGAGCCATAAATCCTCTGATGCCTGTCGCCCCGAACTCTCGGCCTAAGAAGCCAGCTTGCCATTCTTTCTTTGGGAGCTTTTCGATAGCCGCACCAAGTTCCAGAATGAACTCTGGCATTGATTTGAATTTGTTCCCCTCCATTGGCTCCAAGAAGCGCTTTGTCAGAATGCCAAGCTCTCTCAAGGGATCTTGCGACTTCCATGCCCCCTGGGCGAGGTTCTGAAGCATTCTGGATAGAACAGTCCCTGCCCTTCCCGCACCAAATCCGACTTTGTTCAAGACCGCAAGTAGGGCAGACATTTCAGACTCCCCGCCCTTCATCATATCTCCTAGCCCAGCCATATTTGTCATCCCTTGCAGCACGTCTCTCACTCCGCCAGGGATATCCAAAGCAATCCGCGCTATCTTCCCAGCTACTTCTGGCAAGTCAGAAAGTTTTCCTCGCAATTGCATCGTAATCTGGGAGAGTTGCTGCATGACCTTGGCCGGGTTCCCTCCTTCGATGCGCCACACCGAAAAAGCCGACTCGGCTGCCTGCTTGAAATTTGCCAGCTCGGGGCCAAGCCCCGTTTTTATGAGTTCCCGGACGGCCTCTATCGCCGCCAAAAAGCCACCCTCACCTGGATACTTAGTCGTGAGATCCTTGACTAGCGCGCGGATGCTCGAGGCGTTCTTAGCAAACTCATCTGGCTGTATGGTTCTTTGAATGCTGGCCATGCCTCTCTCGAATTCGAAGGCCGCGCTGGCCCCCCTTCGTAGTGTCGAGAAAACAGGAGCGCCAAGACGAGCCAATTGGTCAAAGCCATATCGGATGGCAGACCAATTTATACTCGCAAATGATTGCCCCATTTTCTGGGCGGCGGCGCCAACTTGCCCCAATTGACTAGCCGTCGTGTTGGCTCCAATCGCTTGGAGAACGATACCAACACCCAGATTATTAATGCCACCACCGATCATGAGGCTCGATCCTGGCGCTATCTAAAGACGGGTAGCCTCCCCTGGCCCCCCAGGGATGAGCTCCCAGCCCTTGCCTTCTCGTTCTCTACTGCCCTCTCCATTGCCTTCCCCTCCTCCTGAAGGAGGGAATTTAACTCAGTGGCCGCCATCCGAAATTCTTTGGCACTCATAGGCCTGCCAACAACATCCGCCCAGGTTATGCCTCCCTTTGAGTGCCTGGCCATAAAAACAAACGTGGCCATCAGCGTCTTTTTCTCCGTAACGACGGGCGAGAGGGCCGAAAAAAACCGTCATAACTCCAATTAATGCTTGCTCGGAAGAAATGTTTACATCGTGGATCTGGGCACGTCGACTCAACCGACATGCGGATCCCTGGCGTGTTTTCGTCAACGGACGCCTCAAGATTCCCCAGATCCAGAAGCCCAAGGCTGTCCACCTCGGCGTCGGTGAGTATTGGAGACTCACCGATCTGAGAACAAGAGGGCTCAGTATCAAAGAAGGCGAGCTTGATGAACTCGCGACGACGCTTCGAGATCGTTGGGATTCCAGGAAGACCCTGAACGACGTGCCAGGGCGCCATCCGGAACCAGATCCCCGTTGCGTGGATGACCCTGTCCCCACGCTTTAGCGCCTTCGGTTCCCTAAGCGGCGTACACCAGATCAGTTGTTTGGGGATCCCCTCAACCTCTCTGCCCTCTTCATCCCTGCGCCCCTCAAGCGTCAAGACTTCAAGGTGGTCCAGATTGTACCTGGGCTCGTATTTCTTCGTACACATCGGACACGAAATCGGCAAGATGAGTTCCGGGCCGATGTTCCGTCTCCGAAGTACGACATAGGCATAGATCGCGTCGGCATGAGACAAATTCAGGACGAAAGCCCGACGGGCATCTTCCTTCATGTCCTCTAAGACGTGAGGGCCAATGCGCTTCAGGCCTCGACAGAGTATCTCTGTCGCCACCTCTGGCTGGCTGACGAGCTTCCTCTCCTCAGCCACATCCGAGATTTCAAACTCATCTCTTGCGAATAGCTCCCTGCACTCAAAATCTCGATAGCGAACGCCTGTCCTTTCGTCAATGATCCCAAGAGGCAAGGTCTCTCGGAGCTCGCCAAGCGTCGTGGTATACAGCTCCGGGTATTGGCCGATCTCGTATCGCTCTGGCCTAGAGGGGCGCGGGGGCTCGACCCTTTCGGTTACCTTGACGTCTTCCATCTACAGTTCCTCCAATTGCTCATCGAGCTTGTGAGGCAAGAGCTTAAACAAAAACGAGACCCCAATTGCCATTGGCTTGTGGGTCTCGTAGAAAGCAGAACGCTCATTATTGTCCTATCAGAGAGGCGTTCTATCATCGAAGCAGATTTCCCAATCAACGACAACCATCTTCCCCTCTCCCTCCATGTCGAGGGCCGAGGCGCGGAACTTATTCGGGAAGCACCCAGTGTATCCCATTGTTCGCTGGCTCGTCAGAAGCCCAAACCCAGAACCGTCCATGATGCCGCGGTTAATAATCGTCATGGCTTTTTTGTAGGTCGGGTTGACGGGTTGTTGAGAGTGGTAATACCACGTCTCCATATAGCCCTGCGCAATACTATCATGCAACGGGATTGTGATCGTGAGCTTCCCTGGCTTTGTCTGCCCTCCCGGCTCATAGGTCCGATCGGGGAGCATCACAACCTCGAGCTCCTCCTCAATATCCGAGACCTTGATCGGCACAAGAAACCCCGGATACGCGGGGACCCCCGTGATGAGAATCTTGTAGAGATTCTCGGGGAAGTGGTTGACAGGAATCGTCCCCTTGAGAGACATCGACCGGCCTCCTCTACTTGACCACGATTCCGAGTGCGGCGAGCACGCTGAACCCAGTTTTCTTGTACACGGCCACGCGCAGCTTCGCTTCTGCCAGATTGATGGTGCCACCCGTCTCGTTCTGCAGTCGGACCCTGACGGTGTCATCCGTCTCGACCGCCGCGGTGAGCAGCATGGACTGTCCGTCAACACTCAGGGATGCAATGGCAAAGTCGCCAAGGGCGGCGCCGGCAACCGTAACGTCCCTGGACTCGCCGGCAGCATCAACCAAGCTTGCAAAGTCATGCGTGACGGAAGCTGCAAGGACGCCGTTGCTATCCAAAACGCTCGCCGGCACGACAAGAACCCGAACCCGGCTCGGAGCTAGGTCGACTGTGCCGCCTGTCTCATTCTGCAAACGGCAAGTTACCGTGTTCGCGGACTTGACGGCAGCTCCCAACAAGAGCCCCTGCGCGTCTACCCCAAGGGAAACGAGAACGAAGTCGCCAAGAGCGGCGCCGGCGACCGTGACGTCCTTGGATTCACCGGCCCCATCGGCAAGGGAGCCTGGATCCCAGGTGTCAGACCCAAGAAGGCCATAGTAGGAAGCTCGACCCAAAGGGATGACGAATGCGTTGACCGTCACCGTTCCGATGGCCGCTGAGCTCCCGGTCTCGTTTTGGACCCGTACGGTTACGATGTCAGCACTCTTCACAGCGGCCGAGATCGTACAGCCAAACGTCGGGCCCTCAATGGACGCCAAAACGAAGTCCCCGAGAGCTGCCCCGGGCACCACTACGTCCACAGACGCGCCCGCGTCGTTCACAATCGTTCCGATTGCACTCGAGGTCGAGCCGCTCAGGCCACCAGGAAATGCAGCAAGCAGGGCATCAAGACGCCTCGAAAGCCGCGAGACGTACGATTCGAGCGTGTTCTTCTCGGTCGAGGGCCCATGAAGATTCGCGTGGCCCGCAAAGTCACCCTTACGAAGGGTTAGGATTGGATCTGCCGCCATCTTCTTTGCTCCTTACCTTCTGGGGGTGCTTACGACACCCGCTCCGTAATCCCTGCCTGGCCTACACCAAAGACAAGCTGGTTGATCGTTTTCTTGAAATTGAATCCGACTTCGACGTGCAACCTGCCCGCTTCTTCTTCAGAAGCGGGATTGTTATCGCTATCGATCTTCAATACGAGCCCATCCTCCAAAGAGGCTCCCTTAAGGGGCCTGCCGTCACCAACCTCACCTCGGAATTCATCTTCAATAGCCCGGCGGATGACAATTTGCTCAGATGGCTCGTTGAGTCGATGGATGGTCCAGTTGTAGTGCTCGATGAACCACGAGAGGTAGTGACTTGCCTGCTCTCGCACGCTCTTCCACCTCCACTGACTATCAAGACACAGCATCAAGTTGCCATCCTTGATCATGATGCTGCTCGAGGGGCCCGCGGGACGCACGCCATTGACGGCACCGCGCTGCAAGACCTCCATATCGATCTCGAATTCCTGCCCCGTCGGCACAAAAGACGGACGAACAGGACGAGTAAGGACGGCATCCTCACCCGCTGCGGGCTTGTGATACCCTCGCCATGCCGTAGCGAACGCGGCCTCCAGCCCTAGGAGTTGACCCGTAATAGGACGGGTTTTCAGGAGACCCGTCTTTCGATCCTGGCACTCCCAATAGGTAGGCCAAGAAGCAGCGACGAAGTCGTTGCGGCCAAGGGTATTGTTCGCCCAGTCGACAGCATCCTCTTCTGTCGTGATGGTGTCAGGAAACTCCGGCACGAATATCCATCCCCCCATCGCTTCGCAAAAAGCATAAGCCGCCTTTTGGACAGCAACAGAAGTCTTCCCAGGCAGCATCAGTTTGACGAGCCCTTTGTTCTGCCCTCGAAGGCGCCGGAAGGGGGAGGTCGAGGGATCGAGGTAAGTGAGATAGTGCGAGTCGAGGATCCCCGAGACGTTGTAGTACCCAAGCTCCAGCGGAGTTGCCCGATCAAGACGGAATTGCTTGACGACCCGCCACGCCGCATAGGCCGCGTTCGTCCATGCGGCAGTCGCTTGGAAGGGCGTGACGGTAACGGTGACGGGCGTCGCGTTCGCGGTCGCCGTTGCCCCCGAAGTGCCACCCGTGATCACATTTGCGCCATCGAAGGTTCCGTGCGTGACGAACACACGCATCGTCAGGTCTGCATCGGACAGAAGAATGCCCCTGGCAAGGGATGTCGCCTGCGACACAAACTCGAAAGCTTGGAAGGTGCCCGCCACCGCACCATGGCCGATATCAACTGCGGCCAGAGGGATGTTGGCCGCATTCGCAGTCGCCGTTGCCCCCGAAGTGCCACCCGTGATGATATTCGTTGCGTCAAACGTCCCCGAGGTCACCTTCACGAAAAGCGACGAGTTCGTTCCGTTCGGATTCGCCCTAAGAAGAACACCCGTCGCCCCCGACGTAGATTGCGTGACCGTCTCCCCAGGCACGAAGGTGCCCGTGATCGCCCCTGTAGGAAGCGACTTGAGGGTGCCCGTATGAAGCGATTGAACGACTTGCCCTTCTTCTTTGGTTGGCACGGTCGCCACGTCGTCTGCCTCGAGGGTGGCACCGGAGAGAGCAGGGAAGGCAAAGGCAACCGCTGAGGATGCCGTGGTGAACAGAGACCCAGAAGCCAACTTTCCTGCGTCAAAGAGCGTGCCCGATTGAATCGTGAGTGTATTGTGATCGTTGTCATACACGCGCCAAGACACGAGTGGATACTGATCTTGATCCGCCACGAACTCTTGCCCGATGAGCTCGTCCGGCACCCAGGGGGCAAAGTCGATGTGGATCTTGTCCCCTGCCGCAAGGACAACCGAGCCGTTCGTAATCGTGATGTTCGGGATGGCGGGGATCGCAGACACGATCGTCCCCGTCAACGGGGGGCCCCCGGCTAGGGCCAGGGTCCCGACAGTGCCAAAACGGTCAGAAACGGCCGTCCCCGCCGTCGCAGAGGTCATCGTGATGGTGATCCTGGTCTTCCACTTCATCGAATCATTGGTCGTCCCAAGCGACACTACCGGATTGGGCACAGACGCATCGACAGACTCGATCACGGAGAAGAAAAGCTTTTTTGTGATTTTCGTCTTTGTGAAGACCGTAGCGCGACCAGTCTCATTCGCGGGGCGATTCGCGGCCGAGTAGCTTGGGCTGCCACTCGTCGCGAGGATGTCTTCGACGGTGACCCACACGTTGCCCGTATCGTCGTTGACCTTCTTGACGACGTACACGTCAGAATTGGGGTCCATCGAGAGGTCGAGGTACTCTCGGACGAGAGACTGTCCGTCGTAAATGAACATCGAGAACTCGGTCCCAGGGCTTCTTTGACCGTCAGCAAATTTGATCAAGACGTCCTTCGCGTAGTCCGACTCTAGAGCGACGATGAATCCTTTGTCCGATGAGCCCGTGGCGGCATAATCGGTGGACATCTTCGAGTCTGACTTGACCGTGATGAGGCCGGGTGCAGTGGGGTGCGTCGAGGAGTTGTTCGACACGACCTCGTACACTTTGTCTGTCACTCCGTCGAGATAGAGCTTCGCACCCTTGAGCTCATCGGTCTTGAGAGTCAGCTTCGTAAGGAAGGGCTCCGCCGTCACCTGAGCCTTGAGGGTCGTCTCTGTCAGGTCCGTTGCGGTCGTCTGCCAGACCCCGCCCAGAACCACACGGCGTCCATAGGCGGGCCCTGGGCCTCTGGCCATCACCTTGAGGAGAGCCGTGCGGAGGGAGTCGCGAGAGTAGAAAGTTTGGCTCGCCTGGACTCCCGTTCCGTCGTCCAGGCGGAGGTGAATCACTTCCCCCCGCCCGCCCGACGATTCGAAGTAGTCTCTGATGGCCGTAGGAACGTGGCTCTCGGCCATCTCGTCGCCAATCTGGCGCTGGATGTCCTTTTGGCCCCCCATCGAGAGGAGCTTGCCACCAGTCATCCCACGTTCAGTTGCTCCCATCGACAGCGTCACGCCATACTGGCTGCGCGTCGCCTGGCGACGTCCCGCCCTTTCTTCAACCACAACGCCAGGAGCTACTTCAGGACCATAACGACGCGGCATCTATCTCTCCTTCGTCACGAAATAGTCGGCACCGGGGCCGAAGCTGCGGCGGCCCCAGTTGGCGCAGAAACGGAAATGTTTCCCACGTCCGCGCTGACCGAACCGCTGAAGACAAGACCGGAAGCGAGCTTCTTTGTCTGAGGTGGGCGACGGGAATAGATCAAGACATTGTGGATGGCGATGGTAGTAGAGAAAGAGCAAAGATCGTTCAAATCTTCACCCTCCATCGTCGCGTCCTCAAACTCTTGCAGGACTTGGATCCTGTACACATCTCCAGTTTGCCTGCTTTTGAGGATCGGCTCCCGAGTCAAGAAGTCGATCAGTTCCTCGAAAAGTCGCGCTTCGTCCTTCGTACTCTGTACCAACCCCATGATACCGCACTGCAGGGTCAATCTGTAGGGAGCATGAATGACGAGCGCGGTGCTCTTCGATTTATTGCGGACCATGAGGGCGTCGACGCCCGGATGCGGTGAGGAGTCGGTCGTGATGGCCGTATGCAAAACAAGAGACGGGATGAGCTCGGGACTCGAGAAGTCAATCGAGCGACGCAGGATGACCACGTTCGGCTCGTAGATGAGCGAGACGAGCAGCTCGGTCCCTGTCGCGACCGTCTCGTCCAGGATGACCTCGTTCGTCTCTGGGACGTAGGAGGACAAGATCTCGTCCGCGGGTTCCCCGTTGACGATCTTGTACACACTCTCGACATCGACGACCCTGAACCCCTTCCTGTCGTTGGCGAGTACGTCCTGAAGTAGAAAACGATTCGCGTCGTCCATCATCTCGAAGAGATACTCGGTCGCCGGCTTCACGCCGCTGCCAAGAACGGGACTGGTTTCGACGAAGGGCCTTACATCTCGACCAAGCAGCTTCTCTCGAAGAGAGACGAAAATGTCATCGGTGAAGCTGGGGAGTCGAACCTCGACGGCGATGCGGATCTCGTGCACCTCCGGCGTAACGGCCCCGTCCGTCGTTCTTGGATTCACGACGAACCCAATCGCCTTGAGGGACGGATTGAAGGTCGAGATGTTGTTGGCGATCTCCGCCTCGGTATTCCAGGCGCTTCCAGCGGGAGTTGTCCAAAGCCCGGTAGAAGAGACCCAGACCCACTCGGAAACCCCATCCCAAACCCGATAACCCAAAGACGTGACGAGTTGATTATCTACGATCTTGTCAACAGCGTAGGCATCAAAACCGACGATCCTTCTGATCGAGTCCATCCTGATCACATTAGTCTTTGCGGTCAGGTCCGTGTCCGTGGGGTAGTTGCCCTCTGCCTGTTTGACAAGCTCTAGAAATTCCCACCCGTAATTCTGTCGATTTATAGATATTTTGGCAGAATCGGAAACAGAGATTTCTCCATTCCTCTTCAGCGCTTCCGTGAAGAAGAAACTCTTGACTATGGTTGTGGTTCTTTCAGCCACTTTACAGGAACCTTAGTCCTACACCCGACGCGGCTCTTGGGACGTGAAGTAGAGATGGGTCCTCAAACGAGAACGGAGAAATCATGTTCCTATCTGACGTGGAGGCCGTCAAAGCCAGACTAACAGCTTGCTTGAGTTCTTCTATCATCATTCCTTTCAAGCGAGCAAAGGCAATTAGGAAGAATGGTCTGGGTTGGATCAGAACTCTGCGCGTCAATGGGGGGTTGCTTAAGTGTCCACCAGTCGTGCGTAGGTGAGCCAATAGCTGTCGCACTCGCGAGCTTTCCGCATTGTTCGCATCCGCCCTCTTTTGAGATACGCGCTTCGCCTCCGACTTTTTCCTCAACTGGTGTGGTTTTTTGTATAACCTCCTAGTCCTCTTGAGATAAAAGTAATATACTCGTTTGAAGAGTCCTCTCTGCTTTGCCGTTGGGGAGTACACGATCGGGCGAGGGGCGGCCAGGTTCTTGCCTCCATGCAGGTACACAATAAGCTGATTGGCCTTGGTGAATGTCGTTGACACAGAAGATGCTCGTCTAGGGGCGCCCCGAGAGTTATGAGACCCGTAAAGATAATGAACGGAATTTCTTTCGCCACTCCCAACCAACTTCGGCGGGAAGAAGTACCCCTTAAACATCTTCTTATCAAATGTAAACCCGACAAAATCCAATGGAGCGATTTCTCTTTTGAACTGTCGCGTGAGAAATTGATTCGCGGCGACTTGCCGAAGCGCCTCTTCGACGCCAGCGCGGAGCCTGGGCTCGATCTTCGCTTTGATGGCGAGCTTAACCGCTGTCTCGACATGGAACGGAAGCACCGCCGGAAGGGAGTAGATCTTGCTCAAATCTCCGACGATATCTGCCTTGATCTCCATCAGATAACCCCGGGAGATTCCGTTGGGGACCTGTCCATGAATTTGCACTCAATGAATCCAGATCCACTCTCCATGGCGCCAAAGGATCTGACAAAATAGACAAATATCTGAAGATCGTCTAGCTCTATCACGTCCTCATTGCCCCCAGGCCCCTCAACCGAAATGAGCCTGGCCCGGCTCAACGCCGCCAAAATCTGACGCCCGGATACGTAACCGAGCCTTCTCATGTCTCTCACACGAACGACAAAATATCCAGCAACGTTGCTGCGGGTGCCACCCTTCGAGTCTTGTAAATTAGACGTCTCGTCCCATTCCACCTGAGCCTTGATGGAGTGGATCTCCTCCTTGCGCCTCCCATGAACAAGAAATTCTCCGTCGGAATACCTCTGTCCCGAAGTTTCTAGGACGCCAATCTTGATAGTATGTGGAAATAACAAATCGTCGGCTGCCATCCAACACCTACATTGACATAAAACTAAACTTTCCGTCCGAAATGCGCGGCGCCCTGCGAAAATGTCGTAGGACCCCATCCACAAAGGAGTCCCCAGTGATCATGGCAGAGGTTGGTGGCTGGGCTCGGGTGCTATTGCGATAGAGTGGCGTGTAGACGCGAACGTGATCCTTCACCACAACCCGCGTGAGAACCCCAGCCTGCACCGTCGGGTCAGGCCCCGAGAGGCCATCCCCAGCAAGTGACCTCGTGACCATCCTGACCAATGCTTGCCTGATTTTGTACGGAGGCGAACCACTAGCGTCCACTCTCCCGAGGACCCCGACAAGTTTCTGGTTCCCAATCCCGGGATAAAAGACGGCGGAGCTCAGACCGGGGGTCTGAGACCACGGGGGCGATAGTTTGTCGGTCTTCAAAACAATCTTTGGATTCGTGTGATGCCTATAATCTCCTGGCTTGTGCCAGAAGTAATCTTCCTCTGGCACTGCCGTACTAAAGTCGGAGTTCACATAGAGACCATCAACTTGAAGGATGGGGACCGGGAAATGCTTGTGACGATTCCCATCACCATCGAACTCAACGGAGACGTGCCTTGGCTCGAACCAAACTCCGGTATATTCCTCAATAAATGACTGCTCACCAAGAATCGCCGCATTGATCTGTTCGACAGAAATCGTGGGAGACACACCAGCCGCGATGGCGTCGGAGACAGAGATGTACCCAACCGTAGATCCCTCGATCTCGGTCCCCGCAGGGCCAGAAATTGTCCCAGAGTCATTCGTGAAAATGGATCGATAGAAGTCGGTTGTGAGCCCTGGAGTCGTGTCGATGATGGTGTAAAGACAAACTCCAGACGCCAGCGAGATGCGCGTTGACGAAGTGGTCAACTCTGACCACGACGAGGAGCCACCAGAACGCTTCTCGATTTTTATCTTCGTGAATCCCTGCGCCAGAACGGAGTCGGGGAGGGGGGCGTAGACGTAGAGCTTTAGCCCCAGCCCGCCTAGCTCTTCGGCCTTGAAAATTTTGGGTCGCATCCGCTACTCCCCCAAGCGCCCGAGAGCGTCGCGATTCTCCGCGCTGATGCTGCGCGCCGCACCACCGTCTGGGGTCCATCTCATGCGCGCCCCTCGCTCGACTGAAGTCCGCACGACTCCGTTTGTCAAATGATGAACAAGGGTCGTCTTGACATCATCCGCATGGCACCAAAGACGAATCACGGCAGGGCCAGAACCATTACGGCCCACAACTTCCGCGTCGAAGAGATACACCCTGAATCCTACCGGAGCCGAGAGCGTCCTGGACCCAGCATCGGTGTCAATCGAGAGCGCAGAAACCTCCGCCTGAAAAGAAGCCTGGGACCGATCACGGGCCCAGGCTTCTTTTCCGTCGGCTGAGAGGAGATCGTAGGCAAGCGTCTTGCCTCCCCGGGTAGAAACCCGCAGGAGTGCCCTCACTCCTACGCTCTCCTGGCCGTCATCCGTCGCTCGGCCTCTGGGTCGATCACCCTGAACTTGACCCCCTTTCCCGCGAGGACGCTCATTTCCTGCCTCGTCAAGACAACACTGCGTCCGGGGATGACCTGCAAGGCCCCTGGTCGAGAGCGCGGGACGTCGGGCGGGACCTCGACGTCCCTCGCGTGTTGCTGGGGGTCGAACAAGACCGTGACGGTGGGGGAAGGCGGAGGCGAAGCTGAAGCCGCCGCCCTCCCTGAAGGCGGGCGGGGCGTGTCGTGCGCCTCGCCTCCAAGAAAGGACACTCCGGCCATCGACGAGCCGCCCTCTTTCTCTTTGTCCTTCGCCATGACCCTAGGCCTTCGTTCGGGTCGGCCCCGCCGAAGCCGGCCTCGGTTCCGGTGCGGCTGACTCGGACTCGTCGGGCAGGATCTGGAAGCCAGAGAGCACCCTGATCTTACCCAGAAGGGTCTCGTCTTTCACCTTCTGGGGGACATCACGGACAAAGCCATGCCCCAGGATCTGGTACTCACCCGCAGGCCCTCGATACATCACCAGCTGACTCATCACGCGCTCCTCGAGAGGTTGATGACCTTGCACACGGCCTTCGTCTCTTCGATCTTAACCGCATACTTGAAGTGGATCGCCGCCTGCCAGGTGCGCTTGTAGATGTCCGAGTCGTACTCAATCTCCATGTCGAGGCCGATCGCCATGATCAGGTTCTTCGCTTTGGTGTAGAGCGCCTGCGGAGGCGAGTTGTATGTCACCTTGACGACTTGCCCCGAGGAGATGGCGCTCCCAGAGGCCGGACGAACGATGGTCCCCGCCGCGGTGTCGAGGATATAGTCCGTCGTCAGGACGTAAGGCGTCGTCGGGGCAAGCCCAAGCGTGCTCGGGAGCACCACGACGCCGCTCACGTCCTTGTACCGCAGATTGACCGGGGTCGTGCCCGTCAACGTGACGTCTTCAACGATCCTCGGGGTGAATGGGAATAGCGCGAGCCCCGGGTGATCGACGCTGAAGATCTTCACAGGACGATCGCCTTCGAGCATGAGGTCGCCAAAGCCAGTGCCTCGAGCCGAAAGTCGGTGCCGAAGGTTCTGCTCAAGATCCGATGGCAACAGGCCCTTCAGTTCCCGTCGGTCGCGGTGCTCCACCGGGAGGCCCAGGATGCCCTGATTGATCTGCGTCGAGCTGAAAGGCGCGCCGTCGGCATCCACGACGGTCGCCGCGCTGTCTGCCTGACGCACGAAACCATCGAACTGCGAGAACACGCTGTCCTTGATGTACTGCGTCGTCGACCCGTTCTTCTTACGCTCGCTCTCCTTGACGGCAGGGCCAACCACATCTGCCTCGAAGGCGATCTTCTCGACGTTGTTCTTCATGACGGTGGCGAAGAGCCGCACCGCCTTTTCTTCCATCGTGTCTCCCTCGAGATTGTACTGGAAATAATCCTTCGAAATCTCAATGGGGACGATGAACGACTTCGGATTGAGCTCCACCTTCTCGTGCGAGAATCCCACCCGATAGTTGGGATCTGCCGCCTCTTCCTTCGTCAACATGACGAGGTCGGGCATGATGATCTTGTGAAGCTCTGCCTTGTCGGGCATGAACGACTCGACCCGAATCCCCAGGGCACCAAGCCCCGTCAGGTCAAAGACGTAGTCGATGAACTCCTTATTGAGCTCGGGGTTACTCTTCCCCGCCGCCGACAGCGTGTCGGCAAGGGTGATGATCTCTTTTCGAAGCTGGACGATCTGGTCGTTCGGAACCTGGGCCATCTCACATTTCTCCTTTTGAATGAACGCCTACGAGGGCCAAGTTCCTACTGACCCACCCGAGCCTTTGCTCGGGATTGCATTTCATGCTTGATTCCGGGGGGCAGGAAGCCATCCCACTTCTTCGGCGCGGGGGCGCCGCCAGAGGGGGACTGCCGAGAGGGCGCGGGCGGCTCTTCGTCTCCCACCTGCTTCGTCACTTGCATCGGCGCCTCTGGCGCATTTGCTGCCGTGGGCTCGGCCGCCCGAGTCTCGAGCTGTTTCTTGAGGGCAAGGACGACATCGGACAGGTCCCTGACCTGCTTCTGTAGCTCGACCGTCGAAGTCGCCGGCGCCGCAACGGGAGTCTTTTGCTCCGCCGGCGTAAACGAGATCGACACCCTCTCCGCATTGTTCAGGAAGGGCACCGCAAGGTTCTCGATCTCCGTGCGGGCCTCGAGCGGGAACTCCCCAACCTGCTTCGACACGATGATCGTCCCGTGCTTGTTGCGGGCAAGCTCGATCGTGTGAGTCGGGCTGGGCTCATTCTGCTGCTTCTGCAGCACAATGTCTCGAATCTCACGAACCGCGGCATCAATGCGAGCAACATCGGCAACGAGCCCATCCATCTGAAGCCCGACCGTCGGGGTCTGAGCGCCGTCATCAACCTGAGGCATTTCTGTTTTCTCCTTGCGACAAAGAATATAACGTTCATTGGCCCCACCCTTCGCTAGGGTGATCGCCTCTACACTCAGCCCCAAAACCTCCGCCTTTGCAGTACGCTCGTTGGGCGCCTCGGCCGAGACATGGTCGCTCCTGATTATGGGCCGCCCTTGCGAATCGTACCCTGCAATGTATTGCCTTGGCATGTTCAAATACTACCCCGACCTGAAGTCCATTACAAATGCTTCTGTTCGGGGATCAAGAAGTCTGGATCTAGGATTCTGGCAACGGCCGTTCCGTCGAAAGACCCCCCATCGATCTTGCCCTGTTCCACCTTCTCCCAAAGCCTGTCGCTCAGTCCCAGGGTGACAAGCCACGCCCCCTTCTTGATGAGCTGCTCGCCGTAGACGGGGTCGACGAAAGTCTGATCCGACTTCGTGCAATACGACTCGCAGACCTTCACCTCATCCGTGACGTCAGGCCCATGACGATAGTTGATTTTCTTTCCGCCACGGGTCGCTCGATCGAGCCAATCGTGAGCGCTCTCCTCGATGAGCTCCTCCCGGATCACATCGTCGTGAGCATCGATGTAGTCGGGCTCGAGCATCAAGAGAGTCAGTTTTTTCTTGACGCGGTCCCCTTCGACGGCATGAGGGCCCCCTTTTTCCTTGACGAGAGTCACAAGCCTCGCCTTAGACGACTCTCTCTCGTTCTCCATCTGGATCATCGCCTCGTCCGCTTCCTCGGCCGGCCCGTAGACCGTCGAGATGCGCTGGGGTGGGTCGAACGCCGTCTCCAATCCCACCGCGACGACCCGGACCTCCCCCTCTCCAACCCTGTCGACCTCCGGCATGAAGAGCTGATCCTCTGGGAGGGCCTCGAGAAGGTCGTCAACAGAGCCGTAAGTCGATGGATACCCTCGCACGGAGACAATGCCGTAGAGCACCTCTGGGTCGTCTGGATCGTCAACGACGGCGTACTTGACCCCGTAGGCAGAAAAATCATTAGAGAAGATGGGATCCAAAATCGGAACGATGAGCTCCGGGAAGAGACTGTCCCGTCGGTCGACGAGCCCTTCGATGAGCTTTTCAGGCTCCTCGACGTCCAAGATCCCAAAAGCCACCTCATCGGCGGAGAGGAGGTCTGCATACTGCAGGGCAGGATTCTTCTTTCCTGCCTGGGAGAGGGCGTCGGTCGTGACGATCTCCTTCGAAGCTTTGCTACCAAACTCCCTGGCTCGAATCCGATCCGCCCTCGCGGCAATCCCAGGCTCCCCGTTCATGCGGGCCCTGCGGGCCGCCGCCAGGAGTAGCGCCCGAGAGTAGACCCAAGCCCCTCCCCTTTTCGTTTTGACTGGATACGTGCGGTCGCCAGGCTTCAAGAAAACGTGAGCTGGCATCCGCTCGCGCTTTTTGCTTCCCGCCTGTCCAATCTGACGTCTGGTCGACTCGGACAGCTTCCCCGTCTTAGAATGGCCACGAGCAGCCATCATACGCCTCCATTATGCTTCAGGGCCTCAACTTCTTGCCGGAGGCGGTCGAGCTCGTCGGCGAACTCTCGCCTGATCTCTTCCATCAGATTCCTTTGATTCTCGTCAGCATCAGGCTCGAGCTCCTTTTGCAACTCGACGGCCTTCGCCGCCCCCGTAGGCGCATTAAGCCGGACCTCGGTCCGGCGCAAATTGCCCCCCGCGATGATCTCCGCCAGCTGGAACGACGCGGGATAGTCAAGCTCGATCTTCTTCGAGCTGGGGAGTTGCTGATTGAAGAGACGCTCGAGCACGATTCGGCCAATCCGGGGTGTCAGAGCCCCCGACCGCTCTGCCCCCAACAAGACGCGAATCATGTCCTGCGGGTCTGTGATGTCAGGACCATTGGACTGGAAAGAGTGGTAGCGAGCCCCAAGGTGGGGCAGGAAGTTCGTGTTGAAGGCGTCATCGAAGGCCTGGCGCTCCGGAGCGAAAATTTGCTGGTCGGACAGCTTGCGCCCGATGTCGATCGACTGCCGCCCCTCTGCGACGGCGCGACCAATAAAGATCGGATGGAATCTAAAGTTGGAGCGGATCTTATCGGCATTGGTTCGTTGGTAATGCTGAAACATCGAGTCTTTCATCTGAACGCTACTGAGCGGCTTCATTTCGAGCTGGACGGATCCAATTTCGATCCCTTCTCGCTCGCTCGACCCCTCAATGACGAGGCAGCGCCCCCGATTCCTTTTCTTTGCGCGAGACTGATCAAAGAACTCGTCGAGCCTCTCCTGCGTCTCACCAGTGACCCTGGCGTCTTGTCCATTAACAAGAAGGACTACCGCCGGGACGCAGTCGTCTTGAAGGGTGGCGTAGTTCACTTCCTCGGCGGTTCGATCTCCATCGATCGTAATTAAATTCCCAAGAAACCTGGGCTTCCCAAACGGAGTTGTGTCGTCATGGATGCGCCACATAAACACAGAGCTCGCCCTTCGGGCCATCCAATGATCTAGTTCCCTACTGCCCTTGCTCGGCTTCGGCCCGAGCTCGCTCCCGGTTTCGTAATCGTACTCCCTCGGGTCTCCCCACTGACGAAACCAACGGATCGGTTCCCCACGCTCGTTGACTTGACAGAACCGACGGAAACGACGCAGCCCCAACACCTTGTTGATTACAAACGTGCCATCCGGCTTGCGGGTTCGCACAACCCGAGTCCACCTTGTCGGCTCGTCCTCGAGTTTGGTTGCGCGGACATTGACGACAGGCATATGAGAAAAAGCAGAGATATTGTCGTCGCCATCCAACGAGATCTCCCAGAAAGCGTACCCAACGGCTTCCACAGCAAAGCCAGTAATGCAACGCAGTCGAGTGAGGGTGACGGGTTCTTCATTTACAAAACAGGACGTGTTGATGAAGTTCTCTAGGCGCGTCCATTCCTCGACAACCTCTTTTTTCTGTGCCTCTGATGGCTCGACATCCATCGCGTCGAAGATGGAGGTGAATTTTTGTCCGAAGCCATGTATATTTTGGACCATGACGTCCAGGCACGGACGGAGCTCCGAGCTCCACTCCCACGTCCTGGACACCGTCGCGACATCAAACGGCAGATCAACCAGGTCATATTTGTTTTTTGGATTTGCAAGACGGGCCGCCTCCCTCTTGACAAGACCTGAGGATGGGGACGGGGTAGCAACCGCATCGTGAAGCCCCTTTGGTACAGCACTGCCGTAAACAATACGAGCTTTGATGACGGGCATGGCCCTGGCGCCATCAGACTCTAGGACCTTCTCTACAGCACTCATCGAGAAACCCCGATCACGCCCAACTTTCGAGTTCGGACCTTACGACGAGTGCCACGGACCCCCAAAGTCATCGCCGCATCCAGCGCGTCAAATCCATCATCGTGAGCACCATCTGGCATCTGAACGATCTCGTCGACGAGCAAGTCGAGCCCCTTGACGAAATGGACGCGACCCCGCTGGAAGATTGGGGCCAGACGCTGTGCCCGGACCTCCTTGTCTCTGGTCGTATTTATGGGGATCACCTCCAGAGGCAATCCATTGTCTCTGATTTCTTTTTCCGTCAGTTGAATCTGCCCTTCTTGATAACCGTTCGATTCAATGCCAATTCTCGTCTTGGTGTGCTCCGGTTGCAAGAATTTCTTGCGCATCGCCAAGGCGAATGCTACGATCTTCTCTTTTTGCTCCAAGATTCTCAACTGACCAGAGTAGTACCCAACCACCCAAATATGAGGATCTGGTTTCTGCTCATCGACAAGAATCGCGACAAGCGCGAAGCGATCGTCTTTTTTGCGCTGACGAATCGCCAAATCAGTTCCAACGTAAAGAATGCACTTTTTCGGATCTGGTAATTTCTCCTCCTCACATACATTGCAATCGTCGTACTGGAAGATCTTCCCCTTCATCGCCTCTGTGTTTTGCTGCATCTGACTATTGAACGCGACGAGACCAATCCCGGTGATTGGATCTCTCATTTCAATGAGATGCTTTGTCGAAAACCTCTCCTCCCAAAAACTCCGCTCCTCGTCTGGGAGCGCAGGATCGTTCCCTCTGGCGAGGGCCGCGATCTCGAGGGTCGCTCCCTTCATCATTCCATTTTTGAATGTCGAATAGATGTCGTCTGGATGGTAGCGCGTCCCCAAGACATGAAGCTGCCCAACATCTGGGTCGGTAGACGATGGCGGATTTAAAGTCGGCATGGCCACCGTCATGAACCAATCCAACGTCTTCCTGCGCTCTGTCTCAGAGCGAGCGCTGTCCAGCTCGATCAGATCGTCCGCCAGGATCCAGTCGAAGTGCTTGGACGGGAGCGCGCCACCGATACCAACGGCTGTAATCGTGCTCGTCACGTCTTCCGGAAGATCCTTCAGGAGGATCTCGCTGTCGTTCCAGGGCCGCTTGCCAACAAGATCGCCAAACACCCACCGGAATCGTTCTCCGCTCTCAATGTGGGAGCGGACCGTGCGAAGCATGCCCTCTGCGTTGCCCTCGGTCTTCGAAACGATGAGCCCTTTCGTCCTAGGGTTGCGAACGAGCAGGTGTATGGCTTTCGTGACCGTGCCCATCAACGTCTTGCCGCCCCCTCTGGGGGCAAGAGTGAGGGAGCGTCGATGGGTCATTTGATGACGCAAGATCGATAGGTGAGCGACTGGATGGACGACATACCCCAGCAACTCTGCCAAAAGATCGACCCGCCCACCTCGAACGATAATGCGACGGACGGTTTCTTTCTGACGATCCACGAGCTGACGCAAGAAGCCCAGCGCCTTTGCCCTGTCGGCAAAAATCGCTGGGCTCAATTGCCGAGAAATCGCGAGTTCAGCCGGAGACATCCGGGGGGCGCCTAGCGTCTTGCCTCGAGGACCGAGGCGTAGATATCGACTCTCGGGGTTGCTCCAGAGATCGCGGTCAATTTAACCCAAAACCGACGCCCCAGGACCTCGACGGCCCAAGATGAGGTGGCGCCAAGTCCCGTGGTCACCAACGCCGGAATGGCAGGTACGAATTTCTGCGCGCCGTCGCTCCAGACGTGAACCTCGAGACCTACCCCTGAAGTGCCCGAGGCCAGGATGGCATCGATGGCAACGTAACTGAAGCCGCCGGGGTCGAGTCCCGAGCTCAGCATCGTGGGGACAGACGAATCCGCAGTGGTCAAGTTTTCCCGATGCAACACCTTGCCGGGTTGCATCGGGAGCTCAGGGGCATGAATGATCGCCACGGGCGCCCCTTACCTCACTGCTCTGCGTGCCAAATGAGACTTTCGCCGTTGACATTCATGTCGCTGTCGGTCCCAAGCCGGAAACCATCCACGAGCGGACTGATGCCGCCAGTCGTCACGTAGCTTCCGGCTCCTGCCGCGACCTCCTTGAACCCATAGCCCGACGGCATCGACTCGACCCACGTCATTCGATCCCCGCTCGCCACGTTCCACAACTGGACCTTGCGTGGCCTGAAGCCAACCGACTTGACGTCGAGATTTGCGCCAGTGCCCACAGCAGAACCACTCGCCGCCATACGAACTCCAGAGCTCATTTCTTTCTCCTCCGCGTGGGGGCGTTTTCGAGTCCCCCCACTCTAACTTGGGAATTGCACGTTGCTCAATCACCCATCAATCATCGCACGCCAGGGGGGATGCCGGGCATTATTTGGGAAACCGATCCACCTCCGTTATCAAACCAAGCAGCGGGCGATGTCAAGTCCAAATCGGAGTAGCGATTAAACCCCGCCCCCTCGTCTCGCAAGGGGAGTTAATCTCAACAATGGGCATGGCATGAAGTGCGCGACAAAGTTTCATCGTCGCCAGCTACGCCTTGGGTTGCTGCCCCTGGCGCAAGCACCCGAAAATCGTGCATTATGCTAAATCGACGGTGCTTGCCACGACATGGCAGCGATTCGTAAGAGGAGGAGTGATGGCCGAGCGTAGCTCGAGCGAGACGACAATCATCTACGACCAGCTCCAGGCGAACACGAAGGCGATTGACGATCTGCGAGAGCGCGTCGCCTCAGAAGGACGTCGGGCTGAGGTAGCCATCACAGACCTCGCGGGCAAAGTGGCTGGGTTGACGGACAAGGTCGAGCAACTCCGCGACGAGACTCACAGAGATTCCCTGTCAAGCACCGGAGCCCTCACTGAGCTAGAGTCTCGAGTCGTGGCGCTCGAGGCCGCCCGGGCAGCAGCGATGGCCCGCGAGGACTGGCGAGAAGGATCTACGGCCCGCGCGCAGCAATTGGCCCAAGAGGCCGCGCTGACGGCCGCAGAGACGAGAGGGACCGCACGAGCCTTCTGGGCAGTCCACGGCGGGTGGCTCAAAGTCCTGGGCGCACTCATCGTCGCAGCGATCACGGGAGTTGTGGGCTGGCTCTTTGGGAAAGGGAGATCGTAAACGCCTAGGGGGCCGCACCCGTAAGCGCACGGCCATAGATGTCTGTCGTCCCATAAACCCTCATGACCCGCTCGAACTCCGAAATCTCTTTCACGATCAGCTCCATGAATGCCTTGTCGTCGAGCTCGGAAACGACAACGCCAACGAGCTTCGTGTCCGTGGCCTTCTTGATGAGTCCCAAATTCTGCCCACGGTCTATCATCTTCTCGTAGATCTCGCTCTTTAGCTTGATGGCCCCCAAATGAGCCTTTGGGTCCATGTCGACCAGCCGAACGGTCTGAGGCTGCCCCTCCGCCTGGGAGCCAGACGCAACAGCGACTTGTTGTGCCTTGATGAAGTCATTTAGTTCCCGGATGAGAGCCCGATGGTAGACGAGCCAGTCGATGAAAGCGTGTTCTGGACGTAATTTCGACTGCAGCCCGACCTCGTGCTGTCGATAGTAGTCCTGCCTTACGACGTCATATTGTTCTCGAGTGAGCCCAAGCTCCTCAATGACATCCGCCTCTTCTTCTCCAGCGGCGACCGCCGCCTGGATGCGGGCCAAAAGCTTCTTGCGAGAGGCAGGGTCGAGAGAGACCTCCGCGAACAAACCAGAAGAAAGAGAAACGTCAACGACATGCCCCTCTGGCACGGGCAGGAAAGATTCCAGCTCCCTTTGGACCTCAACTGGGTCCACCACCGTCTCGCTCATCATTCATCTCCACTTGGCACCCGTTCGGCGCCTGATGGACCATACCGAGACCTATCGAGCGCGATCCTCTTCGAGCGAGCCCCATGTTTGATGAGCACGTTCTCGACGGTCTTCCGTGTCGTCTTGAAGATCTCGGCCAGATCTTCGGTCGAGTAGTCATTCCCGGGCTCCAGGAAGAAGTCCACGAGCTCTCGCTCTTTTTCCGGAGAGATGTTGGACTTCCCGTGGCTCTTGCTCGGAAGGGTCAAGGCTTTCTCGATAGGCATCCGCCTCAGACGATTCTGCATCGCACTGGCCGTGATCCCCAACGCCTCGCACCACTCGACCAACATCTTCGACTCTCCCGTCTCGGGATGGGTCAATAGCCTCGAGTTTCGTTTGTTGCGAGATTGCTGCTCCGGCGTCTCCCACCGCACGTTCCCGGGTATGTACCCGACGTCGTTATCGATCCGCCCCACCGAATGCCTCGGGGTTGGACGCCGGCCCAGGTATGAAAGAAAAGCCGAGAAGTCGGCGGCCCAGTCAGGATGCAGGCCGATGCCCCTCGCTCCATACTTCTCGTAGTCACGACATTCTGGATTGGAAGTTCGATCTCGAATCCCCATCCAGACATGGTACTCGGGCAGGTCGACCGCAGGAACGCCATCGATCATGAGGGTTTCTTTCGGCTCCAGCGATTTCGAGAGGCCCGACGAGCCACGACAGCCCCCACAACGATCGACGCGCGCGCGAAGAAGTCGCCTCAGCTCCACCTTGAGCTGCCGGCCACAAGAACAGACGCAGGGGAAAAGCATCATGGCGCGACCGTCGCGGAAATGGAGGTCTGCTGGGCCCTGAACGACAAGTTGGCCGAAGGTCGCGCCCGTAAACACAAGGCACAAGATACTTTAGCGCCCAGGAAACGTCAATTTACTCAAGAACGGCCTTGCCTTTTTTGCCCAACTCGCGCAATTCCACTCATGTGAGCGTGTAAGAAGGAGAACCACATGGAGCCACAAACGATGTCGCGACAAAAGTTCGATCGCGGGGCCGCCGTCGCTCGCTACTTCGTCCTTCGCAACATGACCGCCGTCGCGCGAGAGATGGGGTGTAGCAGAGAAGTCGTGAAGTTGTGGCTCGAGGAGAGGGGGATCAAGCCAGAATTTCCAAAGGGGCGGCACCACACGGCGGCCAAGAGAAACATCGATGCCATCGTGGGTCCTACCTACGGAGACCTGACGGTCATCGCGATCGAGAAGCTAAACGAGCATTTCGTTGGTCGCTCAACAGTCCTGTGCAGATGCATCCGGTGCAGCAAGACGGTCTTCTATTCGCTGCAACGACTGCAAACAAGGAAGGATCAAATCCAGTGCGGCTGGTGCCACTACGGGCGCGTTCGACGTCCGGGACCTGGGGAAGAACTGCCGCCAAAATCCAGACGGCCTCGCGCGGCCAAGCCGGCCCAAAAATCAGAGCCGGCTTCCGCGCAAGAGCCAGTCTTGGAGGACCAGCAGAAAGCCGCGGTCGAGTGGCTCAAAAAAGCCTTCGCCGAGATCCCTGGCGGCTTCGCCAATGGACGCCTCCCGACCATGAACGAGCTCTTGAAGAAAAAGACGACATCTCGCGATTAGGGCTTGACCTGAGCAAATGATGTCCATATTATAGGTGGACCCTAACAGACCAAACCCCAAAGGAGAGCAGACCATGCTCAAAGCGGCCTTCGTCGTTTCGGTCATCATGGGTTGGATAGACCTCGAGGGGAAGCGACCGGGCCAGGGGGCCCGCGGCAAAAACTACCTCACCAAAGAGGAGCTGAATTTTGCGAAACAGTGGCTCCTAGCCCACTCGAATGAAGACGAAGATGGAGACGTGGCGGCCGTGGCGTCTCGGATCTTCAATGAGGTATTCTCCAGATTGGAGTCCTATGACAAGTAGGTTTCATGGATCGATCATCATCGACCAGGACAAGATGGTCTTCTCGGCGACTTTTCCGTCCACACCGAAGACGCTGCTGACGTTCGATTGCAGCTCGGTCTCGCTCGATGGCGAGAGAATCGGCGTATGCCTCAGAACAAGCCGTCGCGCCATCAATCAAACGAGCCACAAATTGCTTTTTTCTGGGCTGACAACGGCCAAGCTGCCAGCGCCACACACAAAATCCAAAATAGCTGAATTCCCATGCATCCTAGAATGCGAAATGCATCAAAGCGGAAGGAGGCAGACGGCGACACGCATCGTCATCACAAATCACAAAACAAGGCCAGACAATGGAGGGAAATAAATAATGGTATGTTTTGACGAACACTTCGTCGGGTTCGATTCCGTGGTTTGCGACCCAGCAACTGGAGAGAAGCTACAGCGTTTCGTCGTGTTTTACGAGTCGGGAGAAGAGAGGGCCAGATTCGTCCTGCCCATGAAAGCCTTGGGGGAGATGCCCACACGATGGGAGATTCAGGCTGCGGCAAAGGAGGCGCTGCGCGCCTTTGACAGGAAAGCCCGTCTTCGCCGGAAGATGGCTTGAAACCGCACAGCCAGTACACGGACGGACTTCCGGGTTTTGCCGGGAACATCGTCATTTCAACGGGAGGGATGGTCTCGATCTTTGAGCTCCCCCACTTTGCCATAGAACCAGAAGCGCTCGCCCGCCCCCTTTCGCACATCAATCGATACGCCGGGCACACGCTTCGACCCTATTCTGTTGCAGAGCACTCTCTCCTCGTTGCCGAATTGGTCTCCCCGGGGGACAAGCTCGCGGCTTTGCTGCATGATGCGGCCGAGGCATTCGTCAATGATCTCCCATCCCCAATCAAGTGTCTTCACGGGATGGAAGGGTATCGGGAGGTCGAAGAGATCGTGGCTGCCCAGATCGCCTCGCACTACAAGCTGGACGGCCTCTGCCCTCCCGGCGTGGAGGAGGCCGATCGATTGGCCCTCTCGATCGAGGTCCGCGGTTTGTTCCCGGAGGGAGCAAGACGCCACTTCCCACCCGTGCCTTTGCATTTGCAAAGGCATCACCTCTCCAATGCCAAGCCCCCGTCCGTCGTGGCAAGAGACTGGGCGACGGAGGTTTACAAGGAGATGGTAAGGCTTCAAGACGGCGAGAGGCAGCACAAATAACTACCTTTTGTAGTTGACAAGTGAGGCCCCCCGATCTACACTAATCGAGAGGAGGTCAATTCGAACGCCATGACGGAAGAAGAAGTGATCGCCCTATCAATCGGGTTTTGCCTCGGGCTCCTGGCTACACTAACCGCTCGGAAAGGACTAGAATGTCGAAGACGGTCGCCACATCAATCCGACTCTCACAGCCCAGACTAATCGAGCTAGGCGAGTTGAGCAGAAAGATCGGCATCTCTCGCCACGCCGCGATTGTAGGATGCGCCCTACGCGGCCTCGAGCTGGCCTCCTCCTCAGCGACAGAAAGGGAGAAGATGCTCAAGGCCCTCTCGGAAGAAACATTCTCAAAAACCATACTCGAAAGAGGAGGAGCACGATGATGGACAGACCAATCCGCTGCGTAGATTGCAACATGACCTTCACAGACGATGAGATCATAGGCTCAACAGCCTGCCCGGCTTGCGGGTCCGAATCTTGCCCAAAAGATGCCCTCGCAAATATCGAGGTTTGCATGAATTGGAGAGAACTTCGCTTCCTCGTCGGCCTTGCAGAAATGTTCGTGGAGGTCATCAAAGACACAGACCCAGACGCCCAAGCTTTCGAAACCCTCAGACGAATCGTCCAAAAGCTCGAGGAACAAAGGCCCAGCTTCCCCAAGCTCTCCGGCACCGGGGAAACCCTCCCCCTTCACTAACGGGAGGGAGGAGGTCAATCAAGCGAGAGGGGGGGCCCCTCTCGCGACTTCCCTAAGGGCTAACTGACGCAACCACGAAGAAGCATCCAGCCCCTCACGACGGGCCGCCTCCTCAATCGCCCTCTTCTGGTCAGCCGTGCAGCATACACGGATCCGCTCTTCCTTCCGGTCAGCTTCTAACTTCCGATGCTTTGTCGTCTGCATGGGGACAAAACGTACCACATCATGGGCCAAATAGTCAAGAGGGAAGGGATGAATACGCTTTGTGTGCACCCAATGGGTCCACTTCCGTTCCGCCAAAATCCCAGATCGCCCACCTCTGAATCTTGACCCCCAAGGGGCCCCGGGCCGGGGGGCCGGGGGC